CTCAGTAACGTGAAAGTTGGAGTTCATGGAAGCTTTCATATCCCCGCACGGTCCAGGTCATAGGGTTCGATGTTGCCTGGTGTTTTTAGCAGCTTCTTACGCTCCTGTTGCGGGTCCTGTTCCGGATTTAGACCGGCCCCGCTTTTCCCGTCGCCACTCTGGCTGAACGCATTGCGATTTGTACTTTTGACGCCTCGCAACTCAACACTCGGCGCTACTTTCACGAGAACCACGATAATTAGGTTCTACTACAGATTAATTTTTGGCAGAAACACGCATTCATACACTCAATACGGAAGAAAGTCTATCGCTCCCCGGCACTAAACGCACCGGGGAGCGACTGCGACAAATGAAGAGATGAAGTCAAAGTGGTCTAACCGGCTGATCGTAGAGGAAGACGTCTAACGCGGCTGCGACCCAAGTGGACAATTGAGAATGTCTTTTATTCTTTTATTCTTTTATTCTTTTACGTCGAGTGAGTGGAGTTGTCTTTTGTGGTTCTTTTTGTCTTTTATATGAGAGTGTGGTGACGTGGCGATCTAACCCATCGGGCTGCGATCATGTGTGTCGGTGTCTCAAATACGCCTATCTACTCATCAAATAAAACTTTGGAGAGTTTCTTATCGAAGCTTTCATCATAAGGATATTGCAAACTAGTCCCTCTCATTGTCTCCATAGAATCTGGAGAATGTCTCACTTCTTCTGAATCCTCGCCAGAATCATTATGTTCATCTGATCTTTCTTTTTGTTGTGATATCATATCTTCTTCAGACTTGCGTGCTGCTTCTGCATATTCTTCCCAAGTATTAAATTGTTTTGGCTTTGCACCTATCCTATTAAGATATTCAGCGGCTTTCTTACTAATAGTGAATGGAGTATTGCTTCTATTCCACCATGCCAATACAGCTTTTGAGAAGTTTTTACCACATTGTGTTAAATCAGAACCTCCAATATCACAACTTAATTCTGCAGGCAGATCAGTTATATGTATCTTAGTACCGCCCTCAGAGACAAGATAGAAATCATATTGTGCTGTTTTAGATAATTCTTCTGCTTTTGCGAGACGGCTTTCATAGCGCCTTAATATGCGATTATAATGTTCTTTATCATTTTCTTTTCCTTCTTCCGACCACAATGATTTGATTGCATTGATTTCATTAGCAATATTTCTTACAACATTATCTTGGCTTAGTTTGAGATTATCGTTGATTGTGAATTGCTCATTGCCGATTTTTACTTTATTACTGCTGCTTTTTGCTATTTGCTGGGCGATAGAGGCGACAAGATTTGGTGAGATTTTACTTCTGAAGCCATACCCACATAACATTTCGACAGGGTTCTCTGTTAGCCTGGTGATTTGGTGCCACATATTTTGTAAGTTTAATAAACCGTTATCTATCATAGGGATACCGGTTGGTCGCGGTGCCCATTGCTTTTCGATTTCAGCTACAATTGGCCGGTCAGATATATGTCCTGATAATGTGTCTGTAATCGCCTTAATAGTGACCGGATTGAGGCCGAGACGTTGAAGTGGCAATATCACGCCAGTGGCAGTTTGCCCTGCCTTCTTCAAGAAATTGCGGCGATTAGAAGCACCGAAGAAGCCTTTTTCAGCCTCTGGTTCAGATTGAGGTCTAGTAGATTCTTTTCTCTTCTTGAATAGGCTTCTGATTTTATCGAATCTGCCGTCTTCGAGAATTATATCGAGCTTTCTGTTAATATCCATCATCACCTCTTACTTAGCGAAGTTCTGATATATATTTAACAGAGTGGACTATTAATCCTTTGGGGCAAAACCATTTTGGCAGCTTAAACTTGCTTTAGCACAAAGTATTTCCGGATCAGGTATTGGTAATGGATGGTTAACCGCACACTTGACACAATACTGAGTATTCGGGAGGGCTTCCAGACGTTCAGCCGGAATTATTTCTCCACAGTCTTCGCATAGCATAATAGTTTTTCAGATAAAGAACAACATTCCTCTTAAGAAGCTGACTGTATTTTAAATACACCACTTCAATTTATGGAGCTTTATATGTTTGGTAAGGGTAAAGTAGAATTATTAGAACAAAAAACCAGTGAACTTGGTATTGATGTGCACAAATTATCAGAGAGCTCGCATACTAAAGTGTGTGTTAAGTGTACGAGATGTTTAGAAGAGTTCAAGCGTGAATTCAGGAATCTAAATCAGCTGCATAACTGTCCTACACACAAGACAATTAATGGTTTGCGATATAAATGGTGTAATAGATGTAAGCAATTCAAGCCAATTAACTCGTTTCACACAAATGCTGCTCGATATGACGGTCTGGCTGTTTATTGTGTTGCATGCGTACAAGACGCAGGAGCACCAGAACACCGCATTACAAAATTGCGAGAGAAAAGAGGAACGTTTGCTGGATGGCTGGATTTATTCTTCTACAAGAAGAAATATCAATGTATAAAATATGGTATTCCATTTGATTTGACTATTGAGTCGTTGACGGATCAATGGCACAAACAACATGGTCGGTGCTATTATAGTAAAATGGATCTGCAGTTCAATTCAAAGGCGATGAATGGAGCACAATTGGACCGTGTTGAACCATCTGGTGGTTATTTAAAAACTAATGTAGTATGGTGTTCGAAGGCTATCAACAACCTAAAAAATAATGCAAGCATCGAGGAATTCACAAACTTCCTGAATGCTGCTATGTTCGATATACCAGTGCGGTGTGAATTTACGAAATTAGATGAAAATGCGAAAATACCGGAAAGGAAAAGAGCAACCGATGCCGGTTTGGATGTTTATTCAATCGAAGATGTGATTCTCCCGCCGCACGGTGTTCATTGCGTTAAAACTGGTATAGCACTCGTTGTACCACCAGGTTATTATTATACGATTGAAGGCAGATCTGGTTTCTGGAAAAAGGGTATAGTGCCGTGTAGAGGAATTATCGATGCAACATATTCTGGTGAGGTACTCATAAGTATTTATAATCACGGGTCAAGCGAATTCCAAATAAAGCAAGGTGAGAGATTCGCCCAGCTCGTCATGCATCGTTTTGTGCAAACCGATATAATCGAGGTTGAATGTGTTGATGACTTATACGCTGACAGGGGTGTGGCTGGATTTGGTTCATCTGGGCTAACTAATATCAAGTAGTATTTTAGTACTATAATTCCAATCACCCCGATCACCGGCAATTAAGCCAGTGCAGTTTCCTACCCTTTTAAAGGAGTTTCGACTATGAAGAGGTTCGTAGGTATTATGTGTTTGCTGATTGTCTTCACTTCAGTGGACGCAGCATTTGCTCGCGGTGGGCGTGGGTTATTTCATCGAGGCAACCAAGGAGGACGAACCTCCGCCTCCCAAAACGCACCGGTTGATAAGGCACCTACCTATGAGGTAGAACATCGCCTTCTCAAAGCCATCAACGCTATCAGAGAACGGTACGGCTTGAGGGCGTTGATTTTGGACGTACAACTACATCGCACTGCTCGACAGCACTGCGGATGGATGGCCAATTCTCATAACATGGTCCATTCAACTTTCCCTTGTGCTGAGAACATCGCCATGGGACAGCCCGACGTTGACGATGTTATGAACACTTGGATGAATAGCAGTGGCCACCGAGCGAATATCCTGAATCCCAGCTATACCAAAGTTGGGTTATCAGGATATGCCTCCCCGAGTGGGAGCCCTTTCTGGTGTCAACAGTTCAAATAATGAGGGCGTGGGCGTATTCTTCTTACTTTGAGGATATTATGTCAGAACCAGTTAGAATGGGTGTGGAAGTCAAGGACCGTGTTACCGGGCTGCGTGGAATTATCACCGGCAAAACGGAATATATTAACGGCTGTGTTCAATGGCTTGTGAAGCCACCGGTCGACAAAGACGGGAAACTTGTTGACGGTTGCTGGATCGACACCATCCAACTCGAAGTCGTCAGCCAAGGCATTACAGAACCAGAAACAGACAACACCACAAAGGACCACGTTAAAGAAGGTCCTGGTGGTCCGAGCACGGATGCTCCTTCGTCGTCTTATCGCCGAAGTTAATAAGCCATGCTCGTCGTGCTATAACAATTTTCAAAGTTCAGCATCAGACTATCAGAAGCAGGAGTATACAATGACCAAACTGCATCAAATCGTTGCACTCGCGAATGGCAAGAAGCTGCGTGCAGTTTCTGGCCTTACTGAGTTGCACAAGACAGTACAAAAGTCTGCACAACTCGATGGCATCACCAAAACTTACCGGACAATCAATGAGGAAGGCGAGCAGATGCCGCCCGAGGGTAAGAGGGTTCAACTTCGCGTCTCGGAAGTGATCGCGAAAGCCAAGACCATCTTATCTGACGTGATCGATATCGTCGCAACTCAAGACGTCTCAAACACCACAGCTTGGGCGGATGTCGTCGTCGACGGGAAAGTAATTGTCAGCCATGTTCCGGCTGTCCATTTATTATTCCTTGAAGATCAACTCACTGATCTGCACACGTTCGTTTCGAAATTCCCGACTCTCGACCCGGCAGATAAGTGGTCTTACAATGCAGAAATGGATTGTTATGCTACAGAGCCGTTTGAGCAGATCCGGACCAAGAAGATTCCGCGAAACAACGTGAAGTATCCTGCGACAGACAAACATCCGGCTCAAGTTGAGACTTGGATGGAAGATGTCGCTGTCGGCTACTGGACGACAACCAAGTTTTCTGGTGGGATTCCGGACGCAGAGCGTCGTGCCCTACTCGCCCGCATCATCAAACTCCAGGAAGCTGTGGTTGCGGCGAGGGGCGAGGCGAACAGCATCGAAGTGAAAGATGTTTCGGTAGCCAAGGAATTTCTTGGTTACATTTTTGATACACCCTGAAAGTCGCTATAAGCGACGGGTGCTAGAAGGTAGCGTAAACTCAATCTCAAATTCAAGTTCATGAACAGAAACCCAAAAGCCCAGGTTCGAATCCTGGTCCCCGCACTTATGAAGAGAACACGCGGGGATAGCCCAGTGGCAGAGGCAAGTTTCAGTTCACCAAGATTCAAGTTTTCGCTACAAACTTAGCAGCGCGTCGAGGATCAAATCGAGTTTTCAACCACAATCAACCATGGATGCCTGTGCAATTCAGGCCGACCTCTCTTGGGCAGAAATTTTATGGGGTCGTCGTACAATCGTAGTACACATGGGTTTCAAACTCAAAGGTTGAGATTCGGATAACGTTGATCTGTGAAATTCGACGCACAATTGTAGTAATACAATTACACAGCCCCGGTGGATCGGAAACTTCCACTGGGGCACTTTTTTAGATGTCAAAAGTTGAACGATATTTCCGTCTCGCGAAAACGGTAGCCGTGAAAGGTGATATCTCTGACGCCAAGCGCAAATATCGGCTCGGTGCGGTAGGAGTCAGAAGCGATGGCACCGTGGTGACGGCCAATAACGTTCCGTGCAGACAACCGAACGCCAGAGCGTGTTCTCATGCCGAGGCAAGATTAGTAAGGAAGCTTAATCACGGCTCTGAGATGTATGTCGTCAGAATTCTACGCGACAACACCCTCAGTAGTGCCTACCCATGTGTGAAGTGTCAGAATGCGATGCGTCTTAGAGGGATACGCCGTGTTTATTACTCGATTTCAGATAATCAATACGGCGTGATTATCTTCACACATCTACGTTAAGGCTTTTGAATAGCCCAAGATGGCCAATCTTTTGGGTATTCCTGAGTCAAGAACAACGTAAGATTGTTGTCTGCAACGAATTTGTCGACGTCTGGCTTGACATTCGACCATTGCATATGTGTATAATCGTGTCCGCACAACCAGCCACCATGTCTTAATTTTACCCACCAAGCTGCAATATCTTCTGCGGCTTTTGTATGATCGGCGTCGATATAGACCTTATCTAGTGTCTCGTCTGCAAACCGTTGTGCAGCAGTGGTCGAGAATTCCTTAATAATGCGGACACGCTCGTCGCAAGCAAATCTCGACAATGTAAGCTGGTAATTTCTATCGTGATCAGCTTTCGCCGACGAATCTTTTTGTTGCCATACTGTTCCAGGTTGCTCTTGCCATGAATCGATGAGGTAGAGTTTATTTGGGCGATTGCCAGCTAATATTGTTAGTGAGAAGTCGCCACGTAGTACACCAACCTCGGCAAATACTCCGCCACGAGGCAGCGAATAAATCAGACTTACTCTGTTTTTCAGATTAAGGTTACTCATCTTCAATTATATCGTCATTCTGTTCGCCTGCTTCGACACCAATATGCCGCGTTGTATATTGGGAATCACAATAGCGGCATATAACAATATTTGGATAGCTCTGCCAACAGCCAGTTTCGCAGGGTTCGAGATCCATCTCAATACGATCTTCGTCGGTTATTACAGTTGTAATAGATCGTTGAAAGTTTTCACGACCGCAATTAGGACAATCCCACATATAAGCAGGAGCTAATTCGACGATTTCTTTTGCTAAGCAGATCCCACAGGTTGGACACTTAGATAGTTTGCCGTCTGCTTTGTGTTCGTCCATTATGAGTTCTTCTAGAGGTATAACAAATCGTCCGTGATTTTATATACCTCATACCTCATTGATTGTGATTAGCAATGAACTCTTCGGACGGCATCCAACGCTTATGCTCGATAGATAAGACCTGCGGGAAAGCACGTATTAGAAAAGGATTATGGACGGCAGCGATAATCTGATGGCTCGTTGCCTGTAGTTTCGCAGTGATCTTATTTATTGATCGGATACTTAGAGCCATATCTGGTTCATCGAGCACGAAGCACTTCTTTGTATTTGGCTCCTCATCCATAACGTCGAATAATGCAAGCACACAATTACCGTGCGACTGATATCGCATATAGATGTCGGCTGCGAATTTGACATATCCTCTGGTTCTCGGATTGTCGCGCTCGAAGTCGAATATGCGTAATTCGACTGTGCCGTCGCATTTCAGATCAGCTATCTTCTTTAGCTCCGTTTCCTGCTTAGTTGCCCATCGGAAAAGCGTGAGAATAGAGCTTTTGCCTGTTCCTTGATCACCCACCAGTAGATTGACACCGGGGTCAAATTCAAAGAAATCACCATCTTTAAAGCATCGCCAATCCGTCTTGAACCTTATCGATTTGATCATAAGAGATAATAGCACGACCAGGTATTAGAATTAACCTGGAGCCTCACTTATGCTATAATAGAGATATGAAGTTCTTTCAAGCAGTAGGATCAAGCGGAACTTGTGGCCTTTGTGGCTGCAGTGACGGTGGGAATATATACTGCTTCGACACTACCGCCCGTCGCTTCTTGACGAATCTTACGCCGGATATGCTGTGCGAGACAAGGAAGTATAAGGAAGTCGACGTCGCCGACGCCAAGAAAATATTAATCTCTGCAGCAGAACACTGGCTCCGCACTAAAGAAGACCATTATCAGCATCTCTCTCAACAGCGTGACGCTGAGCTAGCCAAAATATTCAGAGAAATAGTGGCGGCAAGAACAGTCCTCTGCCAGATTAAGGATATACCAGAATGAGCTTAGGTGAAAACAATGGCGATCCATTTGGCGTGTATTTGGATCGGTTTGATAGCGATGCATGACTGGAAGAACCAGAGGTCGCGAAGCCTTCGTTTTGGCAAACCCACCCGGTTCTTACTACCATTCTACTCTGCGTCATAGCGCTACCATTCCTACTTATGCTAATGGCTATGGTGGTTCTGTAAAAGATACACTGGCAGTATTATAGGTGTATTATGGGAATGATGAGTCCATCAAACGACGACATTGACGAACTTTCTAGGATGATTTCTGAGGACGTCAACGATTCGCCGCTTATAACGGTTCCAGGTTTTGGGCAGATGACAAAGCAGCAGGCTTTGAATTCGACCATCACTTATCTAAGGCAGATGGCTGAGCAGCTTGAGCAAGGAACAGCAATTCCTTTACATTATTTCGATATGGCTAAAGACCATTACCAAGCCTTTCTTGGCGAATCGGTCACTCCTTAAGCTATATTGGTCCTTCATCGCCAGTTCGGCTATGTAGATAGTCCGGACATTCTTGTTTTATTGTATATAACTTATCCATCGCCACCAGGATATAACATGAGCAAAGTAAAATTCCACTCAGTCGATCAGCCGGAATCAGATATCACAACGTTTGTGTTAAGCTGCAACAGGCTTGATGTCCTGCGGAAGACTATGAAATCTTTTGCGGATACGAAGGATTATACGACCAAAATGGTCATAGTTGATGATAGTGCCGCAGATGGCGTTTTTGAAAAATTGGTGGAAGAATACGGCAGCTATTGCGATGTCATATGTTTCCCGCATAATCGTAGTCAGTGGTGGGCTATGGACTTCATGGTGTCATACTGCGACACCGAGTACATCTTCTACCTCGAAGACGACTGGGAGTTTTCGCGAACCGGTTATCTGAGCGATTCAAAGAAGATCTTACAGAAATATCGCAATGTCGGCGTAGTCGATATTTCATGGCGAACGTTCGAATGGCAGGGGATCGATAGCTACGATAAGGAAATCGTCAGATTTAAGGCGGACGATGATTCACAGGTGTCGTTCTACTGGAAGAAACCTTGGCGTATAACTGATTATCACTTAGCTTGGTATGGTTGGGTCGGCAGCCCGAACCTCAAACGCCGAGACGATCTTATTTTGCTGGGTCGTATCGAGAAGTGGCATGCAGAATGGAACATTGACAGAAAATTTCTGGCTATGGGCTTCAAGGCCGTCTTCTTGGATGGCCAATACTGCGCTCATCTTGGTGATAATTGCAGTGCTATGGCTGGTAAGCGGCCAGATGATTCGAAGACGCCAGACGACTACTATCCGAATGAATTGAAGCACGACAGAATATTCCCACAACTCAACTATCGCTTCTTAGATAAAGATTATCGGCATCCATACGATATCACCATCGTGTCTGCTATGGTTGACCTTAATCGCAGCGACAGGAGTTTCGAGACTCATTATCTCGAAGGTGTTAAGAAACTTCTAAGCACCAGACATCGGTTGGTGTTATTCTGCGACGAGAAGTACTTTGAACAAATGCGGCAACTTCGTGGTACTGGTGAATTAGAGCTACGCAAGTTCGATGCGTTAGATATCGAGCGTGCTGGCTACTTCGAGGGTGTACAGAAAGTCATATCAACCTATGCATGGAATAACCAATCGGCTTGGATGAAGGATAGTGTAATAGGATCGCGGCACTACATCCCGTTGACGTTAGCGAAGCAGCATATGCTTGATGAGGCTTCGCGAATTAATAATAGCAGCTACTTCTATTGGGTCGATTCTGGTATTTGCAGCAGCTACCATATCGACGGCGATCTCAACCAGTTCTATTTCACACGCATACCAAAGAACCGATTTTTCCTCACGTCTTATGCATACTACACGAACGCCGAAATCCACGGCTATAACATCAACGGAATGATTGGTAGATGCACTAGGAATCCCAATTATGTCTGCCGTGCGACACTCTTTGGAGGTACTAAAGAGCAAATTCAACAGATGACGCCATTATTCTATACCGAAGTTAACTGGGCAGTCGAAAATGGTTATATGGGCACGGAAGAGGCGTTTTATACAATCTTGAGCGTTACACAACCAGACCTGTTCAACAGAGTAGAAATGCCGAATGGTGATATCAAAAATTACTTAAACACTCTGAAGCAATCATGAAGATTACAGTCAATATTGCTTTACTCTTAGTCTTGATCACCACCGTTGTTGGATGGGGTGTGTCAGTCGAATCGAGATTGGCTGCTCAAGCAGAATCTTTGCAGCTTTCGAATCGAGTCAGGGCAATGGAAGAATTGATGTTGCCGCTTCTGATTGATTGGAAGACCCATAAAGAATTAGAGAAGTGGAAACAGAGGAATATCGATAAGATCAAAGGACAAGTCGACAAATCAGAAAAAGAGAAGACAAATGAAGTAAAGGCTATTGCGTCAGATGACGTAATACCAGTTCTTGTTAAACGCAGCGTAGACGCTTGGGCTAAGGGCGTATTTAAGGGGCAAGCGGAGTCTGGCGACATGGTAACTCCAGCAGCAGAATCAATAGAGAAACATTGATATCGCAAGGAACATAAAGTGAGATTTCACATCCTAGGACTGCAGCACACCGTCTCATCGAAAGAGTTTGTTGCTTGTGCATATACTCAGAAGGTTGTGAAATTCGCGAAGATGATGACCGATCGCGGTCACACAGTCATCCATTACGGCCATGAGGCTTCAGACCTTCAATGTACAGAACATGTGCCAGTGCTTAGTGATGCGGACTGGAAGAAAGCTTATGGCGACCATGATTGGAGAAAGCATTTTTTCAAGTTCGATACCGGAGATCATGCTTATACGACGTTCAATGCGAATGCGATAAGGGAGATTGGCAAGCGCAAGCAGAAGAACGACTTCATCTTACCGTTCTGGGGCGCAGGCCACAGGACGATCTGTGACGCACATCCCGATATGATCTGCGTTGAGCCTGGAATCGGATATGCCGGCGGTCATTGGGCGAAATACAAGATCTTCGAATCATATGCCATATATCACGCCTACTATGGGCTGCAATCGGTAGGATCGTGCATACAGAATTGGTACGACACCGTTATTCCGAATTACTTCAACCCAGACGAATTCGAATTCTCTGCTGAGAAGGACGACTATCTCCTATTCTGTGGTCGCGTCTATGTCGGTAAAGGTATTCATATAGCCGAGCAAATCGCGAAGGCCGTTGGGACGAAGTTATTGGTCGCCGGTCAGATGGGCGACTACGAATTGTCCAAAGACCCGCTTGTTGAATTTGTTGGATATGCTGATATCGAAACGCGCAAGAGGATCATGTCGCGTGCGAAGGGCCTTATCTTAGCAAGTCAATACAACGAGCCTTTTGGTGGCGTCCAAGTTGAATGCTTATTCTCAGGCACGCCGACGATCACAACCGATTGGGGTGCGTTTACCGAAAACAACTTGCACGGCATCACAGGTTATCGTTGTCATACGTTCGAGCAATTTGTTTGGGCTGCGAAGAACATTCACAGAATCGATCCGCATGTTTGTCGTGCATGGGCACTAAACAACTTCTCAATGGAGCGAGTTGCCGGGATGTACGAGGAATTCTTTGATTCCATTCTCGACATCCACGGCAAGCAGGGTTGGTATGAGCCGAAACCAAATAGAACTGACTTATTGTTTAACAAGAAGTTCTATCCGATAATCGAAGAGAAGATCGATTACGAGCAGGTTGCTAAAGAAGAGAAGCCGTTCGCAGATCGATTAGCTGCCTGGGTCAAAGAAGCCATCGATCCAAAGGATGCTATTGATCTTGGCTGCGGACCCGGCATTTATACGAAAGCATTGGTAGATGTCGGCATCGATTGTGTAGGGATTGACATCGACCCACGCGCTTGCGATAATGCGGCCATCAAAACAGAAGATCTACTAACACTCGATGGCAAATATCAGAAGAATTTGGCGATATGTCTAGAGGTAGCGGAACATATCGATCCACAACACGCCGACAAACTTGTAGAGAACATTTATAAATCAATCTTACCAGGTGGCATTCTGATCTGGACTGCGGCACGGCCTGGACAAGGAGGCGTCGGACATATTAACTGCCGACCGAAGCAATATTGGCGTGAGAAATTCGAAGCACTTGGTATGGTTTATGATGACGATTTGCACGCCAAGTGTATAGAGTATTGTTTACAGGGTCCACATATGGGTTGGTTCATAAATAACTTACTATGCTTTCGCAAGTACGCGCCGATGGTAGCGGAAGAGAAAGTCGTAGTTAAGGCGAAGCCTAAGAAGGCCAAGCAAACCAATTAGCAATGACGCCAGTTTTTCTTGCGGCGTCTCGGTTTGACTTCTATCTCGTTTGTTGTAGAATATAAGATAGTGCCGTCGTATAGTTCTACACGTCCACGCTGCTCATTTCTTTCTACGTTTCTCAAACTATTAAAATCACAAGAACTTACCCTGTATTCGCGCACAATCGATAGCGGGACTTCAATCGTACCCAAGTAGAGAGTCTTAAACTTTAGAGTGCCTGATTGGTTCATATGGCGTCCGGGTCTGCTCGTTTAGAGTACAATTCATTACCTTCGTCTACGATTTCACGATTTAATCTAATCGCTAAGTTTCGTCGAAGGTCTTTGGCTCCGCGTACATCTTGATCGAACCATTTTGCGAATAGATCTTCAATCTTTATGGGTTCGAGTTCAACAAGCTTTGCCTGCGGTGCTTCATCGTCTGATAGATTAATGAATGTGACTTTCTTAGCGCCCATCTCTGCGAAACGATTGCGTATTTCTTGATATTCGTTTGGTGTGTAATCCCTATTGGTTGCTATTCTAATCACGTTACCGCGAACATTGGATTCGGTTTTCTCACCTAACAATTCTGCTGCGAAAGTGCAATATTGCGGCGGCGGTACAGTGTCCGGTTGTAGTATCTGTCCTTGTTCTAGAATATTGATAAATTCATGTTCATTCTTGTCTTGGTCGAAGACAAAGAATCCGTGGTCGTGGTCGCCCTCATCGAATTTGAATGGTAACAAACTCCCAGGATACCAGAGATTATCACCAACCTGTTGGCATAGATGAAAATGCCCGGCATACACGCGGTCGAACTTGCTTTGTATGAATGTTACCATCGACCAACGTTGTAATAAGAAGCATACGTTTTGGATTGCGTTATTAACTCCGACATGTGTTAATAGGATATCTTCCTTACTCGCCTGCTTCTCAATCCGCTGCAGGATTCGCATATATGCAGACTCTGAATAGACGAATGGCAGTACCCAGTATCGCCTGTCGTCGATTTCTAGGACTTTGACGGTATCGATGATCGTTAGCAACTCACCCAGTGGTCTGATACTATTAATATTCCAACTATGCTTCAAGAACATATCGTGGTTGCCTGGAAATGCAATCCACTGTTGGTTGTAGTCGAATTTCGCTTCTCTGAAAAAATCATAGGCACCGCACAGTATTTCTATAGATAAGTGCTGTCTGTCATGAAACAGATCACCTAGCACTACCACTGTGTCGATGCTGTTTGTCTGGCAATAATTCCTAATGGTCCGTAACGCCCATATGATGTCATTACTGCGGCCAGAGTATCCTAAGTGAACATCTGCGACTATTGCTATCTTCGTCATGTCAAATTTCTTAATAGGTGATTTATGTTCAACGAAAATCTACAGCGTGCTCTCAACAACGTCGACCCAAACACAGACAAAGAAACTTGGCTGAGATTTTGTGAATGGGCCCATTCTTTTCACGACATAGATACTAGAAAATTAATCAAGTTTGGGAGTTTTGCAATGTTGGAGCGAAACGGTGAAGTCAAGCTGCCGTTGAAATACTTAGAATCGATAAAGGATTTATGGGTAAAATGGACTAAAGCTGTAGAATCTGATAGTATGTCGCAGGTGTAATTGCGATAGTATTTCATAATTCATGGAATTTGATCTAAACAAAATACCGGAACATTTCCCATTCGACACTTTCAGAGAAGGCCAACTTGAATGTATTGAGTTTATACTCAAAGCATTCATGTCTGGTAAGAAATATGTCGTTCTCGAAGCACCCACCGGTGCTGGTAAGTCGGCTATTGGTATGGCTGTCGCGAAGTTCTTCGAGAGTAGCTATTACCTAACCGTACAAAAAGTTCTGCAAACGCAGATTATGAAAGACTTCGGCAGTGGCGAAGTCGTCGATCTTAAAGGACGATCAGCTTACACCTGCGCTTTCTATAAAAACTTTGGGAAGAATGCTGTGCAGAGGAAAGCTATGTTCCAAAAGGATTTGGACAGGCTATTAGATGCACCTCCGACTTGCGATAAGGGCTATTGTCGTAAAAAGGACAAAGCTCGCCGCTGCAAGATGTGCTTTCCATATCAGCCGGGCGAAAATGAGTCTGCGGCTGAAAAGGCGTTCAACGTCAACTATCATAGCACATGCCCTTACTATAAGCAGATTGCAAAAGCGATGGCTGCCAGATTGGCCATCATGAACTACAGCAGCTTCTTGTATCAGAGAGCAATCGCACAGAGATTTGGCGTTCGTGATCTCCTGATAATCGACGAAGCACATCAAGCCGAACCGCAACTTCTAGACTTCATTTCTATAACCATTGACGACAAGCGACTTCAGAAGCTTGGCTATAAGCTTGAAGAGTACGAATTGCCACAAGAGTACTATATGTCGTTCAAGGAGAACGATATACTTGGCAAAGTACAAGCTATTGCTGAGATGGCCGAAGAAGCTGAAGACACAGAAACCGCCGATGAGTATGGGGGTTTAGTTCGCAAAATCAAAGCCTTCTATACCAGCATCGAAGAAGACGAAGATTGGGTTGCCGAGTTTAAAGTAGTGGAGCAGGGACAGGGACAGAAGCATTATGCTTATCGTTCCGTCATATTAAAGCCGATTTTTGTACATTCGAAGTCGCATCAGTTGATGTTCAACAATGGTTCCAATGTGCTGATGATGAGTGCGACAATATTGGACGTCGATATCTTCTGCCATTCTTTAGGCATACCGAGGAATCAAGTTGCCGCTTATCGGATGAAGAATAGGTTCCCCGTTGCGAACCGCCCGATAGTTGTCGACAGTGCCGCTAAGATTGTCGGTGGTCCCACTAAGATGAAAGAATGGGCACCAAAGCTTGTTGCGAAAGTAGACGAAATTCTAGATAGATACGAGGATGATCGTGGCATCGTCCATACGCACAACTTCGCAATCGCTGATTATTTAATGGAAAAGTCGCGTCATCGTCATCGGTTCTTATATCAGAAACGATTCGCAACAAAAGAAGATATGCTGCGAAAGCACGACAGCAGTGCTAATACAATCATAATCGCACCAGCATTACATGAAGGCTTGGATTTACGTGGCGACCTGAGTAGGATTCAGTTGATTTGTAAAGTGCCATGGCCAAATTTCAAGGACAACAAACAACTCACGCGCAGAATGGAGATCGATCAGCGTTATTATACATGGCTAACAGCGTTGAAGCTTATCCAATCAAGTGGCAGAAGCATCAGGAGTGAAACGGACTGGGCACATACTTACGTTCTCGACGAAGTGTTTCATAGGTTCATGCTAGAGGCCGCTAGTATGATTCCGTCGTGGTTCAAAGATGCCGTCGATTACGGTGAGAGGTTCAAATCGGAAATCAAAGCGATTCGATCCAAACCTACAGAGGATGATGAAATTCCATTCTAGGCGCTAAATGAACTATTACCAACCACGGGAGCTTACCAAAGATGGCAAACCCACTGGTCTATTTCACTACACGTGTCGGAATGATGGTCAGATATGGCCTGTTGGATTATGCGCGTCTGATTGCGCAGGCCATACGACGGAACAAGAGGCTCGCGAACATTGGCGGCTATATTTAATCCAAGGTATCGAATTCGCTCCGATTACGCAGGAGTGGCCGAAGGAAAAGTGCGAATCCGAGGGTTGCAATGAACAAGCAACTATAATTGGATGCACAAAAAATGAACCTGGCGTATTCAATCATCGCAGGTTCTGCACTAAGCATGCAACGCCCGAAGAAATGGCTAAGTTTATCGATTCGGGCGACTCAATTTCATCTTACTAAGGTAAAGCATGATAGTCTTCCACCACAATGACGCCGATGGGCGTTGCGCGGCTGCTATCGTTAAGCATTGGTTTGATGCCACATCTACGCCGAGCATGGAGCATTCGTGCTTCAAAGCGGTTGAGATGGATTACAAGGACAAACCACCATTCGGATCAATCGACCCATATGATACTGTAGTCATTGTCGATTTTTCGTTTAAGCCAGAAGATATGAAAACGATTATGGCTGCGACGAAAATGGGTGTAGTGTGGTGCGATCATCACAAGACCGCAAAGGATTACGATTACGGCTGTGAAATCGCTGGTATTCGCGATTTCACCGATAAAGGACTCTGTGGTGCCGAACTAGCTTGGAAGTTTTTCTTCCCGAAAGAGTACATGCCGCATTGGCTGACATTACTTGGTGACTATGACGCTTGGAGGATGACACACAGAGAAGAATGCTTAGCATTCTATGAGGGATTGAAACTATATGTGCAAGATCCGGAATACGGAATTTGGCATACATTGCTAAAAGAGGACCATCTCTGGGACAAGATCAGAGATGAAGGGAAAGTATGCATATTTTACCGTGATAACTATTGCGGTGAGATGCGTAAGTCGTTTGGGTTTGAGACTGTGATAGGTGGACAAAAAGCCTACGCCCTTAACACTTATCGCTTTGGTTCACAGGGATTTGGCGAGAAGGCTAAGGAATACCCAATCTGCATAGCCTTCATTTATGATGGGCGTCAATTTGCCGTCAGTTTATATTCAGAGACGGTAGATGTCTCGGTGATAGCTAAGTCGTTTGGTGGCGGTGGGCACAAGGGTGCTTCAGGATTTGTATGCAAAGCGTTGCCGTTTGTTATTTCAGAGCCGCAATAATTCTTTGTATTGGTGGTGTTTTGATTATCCACCGCATCGGTTTAGACTGCATTATATCGTTGAGTATCTTTTTGGCCGCTATAGCACCTTGTTCTTTGGCGATATTAATAATTTTATCTGCGACCTCTACCGCTAGATTTTGATTTCCTTCAAAAGGTACACACAGTACTGCACAAACATATGATTTGCCACCAGAAGAATATTCTACAGATGCACCTATTTCTTTGACATCTGGATGTAATATTGCTTCTCTGTGTGGTTTTGATCCAATCCAAAGACCAACTATCGCATCTGGTCCTTCGTTTCCCGTAAATAGTACTTCTCCGGCTTTGTAGAGGGCGTAGCTAGAAGCTCGCATTCTGTCGTCAAGATTTGGATATTTGACACCACGTAAGACGTGCCCGAACTGTCCTGTTCTTGCCATTTGTTTAGCTTGTATCTTGGCGGCAATATCTATTTTATTATTGTGGCTTACAGGATTTAGATGTTTAGATTTGCGTTGCCTGTTTATAGCAGAAATTATATTCATACCTGATATAGATTCACATAATAGTAGAGCGGATGATAATTTCTGTTCAAACTTGATGGTGCAGGTATCCATGTATTTAGTTTTGAATGACTTCGTAAGTAATATATTCGCACCATGGAGGTAGTATGAAAGATAACAAAAACGGAAAGGCCAAGGCTGAGGCTGTTGCAGTTTGTGAGCAGTGCGGGCGAAAAATACCAAAGGAGCGATTGAAGGCCGTTCCGAATACGGTCTTGTGCGTATGTTGTGCTGCAGAAGTAGAACACGAAGAAGGTACGGATCGAATAGTCCCTCTGGTCGATTATGACCCCAGCGAATTATTAGATGCGATATCGTCGGATGATTAGCAAATGTCAAATATCACACGCCTACCGAAAGCACCAATAGATGGTATGGAGGTCTGTGATGTCTATGGATCTATTTGGAGATATGACAGACAACTAAATTCCTGGATGAATGTTGGGACGATTGGTGACTCGCCGGTCGTGACTGACGCCCAGGATGGTTTGGTTTCTCCATCTATCTTTACTCGCCTTAGCACGATATCTTCAGAAATTCAAAATGGTTTGAAGTTTGACTTTCTGAAAATCTATCCACATTTATCTGGATATTATTATCTATTTCAATCATCAAACCATACAATCACATTTGAGCCGGAATCAGCACGCGATCTGAGAATAGAAGTGAGCCGACCGAGGTTGTTGGCTTTACTATCGCAACTAAAATGTCCAGGTGAGCAGGGGCTAGTCGGGGAGCAAGGAGATACCGGAACACCTGGTTCTATCGGAGAACAGGAGAAGAAATATCCCGCTGCGATATCTGGTTCGAGGATGTCAATAGACGTAGCAGTCGATGATTCTCTCGGTACTCCGATATCATTAAGGCTTTTTGCTAGCTATTCTTCAACCCCATCAGTGGTAATCAAGGTTGTCGGGTCCGAATTTGAGGTTATATCGTCATCGATCACAATTGATGTAGTCTCGACATTCTTAGAATATGCTGACGGTCGATTGTCAGGGCAGATAACAAGCCAACAATGGAGCACATTTATATGGCATTATAAAGCTTCACAAATGGGCAAGAAAGGTCCAATTGGTGAAGATGGGCACGGTTTCATAAGCGTTGTATCGGACGATGTTACCGATAGTAATTTGAGATCAAATGCCGCAATCGTTTTGTTGCGTCGTGGCGATGGTATTAATACTATTAATTATTTATCGACCAATCTGTTCAAGACAAATTGTGTGTCGAAATTAGCGATTAGTCACTTATGTGCCACTACTACGACATCACTGACTGATTCCTATGCAGCATTGCAAACGTCAACTGATAGTTGCAAGTCGATAACTAGATATATGCTCAAGCCAGTTGTGGCTGAGATGCCTAATCTAGTTTTCAGTGAATGGACACCGACAAGTACATGCCTGAGGCAACGGCATCTTGCTGCATCAAGATTGATGTGGCCAGATTATACTAAGGTTGATTCAGGGATGCTGCCATGGCAACAAGCTAATAAGAATATAGCAGTAGGTCCTGGCTATCCTTGGTCGATAGTTGAGGAATCTGACCCAGGACAATTATGCTGTCAAGAAGATTTCTTTTTCTGCTCTAATGTCAATGATGTTACCGGCGCTTGCCCCGTGACAGTTGTTGATGGGATTCAGACACCACAAGCATCTGCATTTGGATGCGATTGCGATTGCCCGATTTCATTTTTATTAGAAGGTGGCTATGAATTTGAAGACGTGAAAGCGACAGCGATAGGCGATATATCTTCACAAGTCGCCATTTGCAGTTTAAATGGTGGTCTTCATGAATATAATGCAACTATAAACGTATCGACTACAACGCCGGTATTAGTAGCTGTCACTTGGAAGATAGAGTACGACACTATTTGCGATGACGCCAGAACAATATATCAATCACAGAACAGCACAATACCGGGTTTCACTTTCGACCCGCGTGTTGCAGTTAGCCAGTCTAGTTGTCCTATAGGTTGGGCGGTCACAGATAAATCAATCGCGTCGACTACGATGGAGCGGCAAGCGTGCGATAATCGCCAGACGCTAGCCAACATAGGATTCATAACATATTATTTCAAAGGGACTGCTGGAACTATAGTTACAAGTGCTGAGGTCAACACTCTTAGATTAAATTGTTGTCTCGGATATAAAGTTACTGTGTTTACAAACGTCCTTGACCCAGCAGCGATCTCTATCGGAGATACCTGTGCTGTTGAGATAACGTTAAGCCAATCACCTTCACCGTCACCATCAGTATCGCCATCGACTTCGCTTTCGCCATCTATTAGTTTGTCGCCTTCGGCAAGCTTGTCGCCTTCGACTTCGTTGTCAATGTCACCGTCAGTATCTCTATCAATCTCTGAGTCGCCTTCGCCTTCGCCTTCGCCATCGTTGTCATTATCCCCATCTATAAGCCAATCATTGTCACCGTCGCTTTCACAATCATTATCGCCATCAGAATCCTTATCGCCGTCAGAATCGCCATCGCTGTCGCTTTCGCCATCAGTTTCGCAGTCTCCGTCGATACTATCGCCTTCGCTTTCGTTGTCGCCATAAGGAGCTAGAGTTGAATTGCCACGCGCTAAGTGATGGAACGAACCTCGTAGACGGTACTGTCGTTATAGATGGTAGTGGTGATCGGTGGCAGTACAATAGCAAGCTGAATACATGGTCTTGTGTTGGTGTGTTTATTTCGGCACCTATGGTAACTGAAACGAGTGATGGATTAGTGTCGCCTCCGATTTTCACACGCATTAATGCTATATCTGAGACTATGCAAGATGGTCTTGATTTTAATTTTCTCAAGATTTATCCACATCTAACAGGTTATTACTATCTATTTCAATCCTCGAATCATACGATTTCATTCTCGCCTGAATCTAGTCACGATCTACGAGTTGAAATCAATCGTCCTAGATTATTAGCGCTCCTATCACAACTGAGATGCCCAGGCGCAGATGGATTAACGGGAGAACAGGGCGATAGAGGAACCGCTGGCGATCCAGGCAAGCCAGAAGTAAAACATCCGGCGACAATAGACGGCTCAGCATTTGTAATAAACGCTACAGCCGCATCAACAATTGCAACACCGATTTCACTTAGGATATTTAAGAATAGTTCTAATAAGAGCTCTCTGACCATTTGGCAACCGGTTAATGGCGATCCTTTTGTTGTAGTCTATTCTGAATTTGAACTTGCGGCGGATTCGTTTCTAAATTACGATAATGTTACGTCTATCATATCCGGGAGACTAATATCAGATGAATGGGCTGGCCATAGTTGGTATTATAAAGTCAATGAAATCGGTCATAAAGGCCAGCGTGGCGTAGATGGTGGCGGATTTATTGATGTAGTAGAGAACAGTTTAATAGATGACACTATAGAAGCCACGACGGCGGTCATTTCATTGCGATCCAACAGTCTGAAGTCTGATATATATTTCTTCGCTGACAAGCTGTTCCCGAACAATTGTGTATCAAAACTCGCTGTTTTGCGTGCTTGTGCGACCGCAAGTATAGTACCGCTAAACACTGTTGGCGATTTATCGTTAGCTGCAGTTAAATCGACGATTGATAATTGCAAGACAATAACGCGATTCAAATTCGCAGAGAAACAGATCGATACGCCGACATTACAATTTGTGGAATGGACACCTATTGAGGCTTGCTGGACACAACACCAAACAAATCAATTTAAATGGAAGGATTTCACACCGGCGTCGATAGTCGCATGGCGGCGGGCGAACTCAGATACTAACCGCGATTCTAGATATCCGTGGGCGATCGTCGAGCCACAATTCCCAGGACAGCGATGCTGCCAAGAGGATTTTTTCTTCTGCTCAAATGTTAATGACGTCGCTGGTGGTTGCCCGGTTCTAGTTGTTGAACCGATCAAGCCAGAAATCATTGAGATATGTTGCCCGTGCGATTGTCCTAGCTACTTAGACACTAGTTTAGATATCAATCTACCTTATACGTATGACACAGACTCATCGGCAGACCCAACTTGCCAAGGCTTTGATTGTGTTGTTGATGGGACACTACAACATTATGAGATCAATGTTCGTGTACCGTGGACCGAAAGCGGTTCGATTACTGCGAACATAACATTTAGCTCGCAATTTAACGCAATATGCGATGAAGCTAGATATATTAGTAGCGAATCGTGCCCAAATTATCCAGATGCCGCCGCGTGCCCTGTATCATGGTCTGCGGCCTGCACCAATAATTCAGCAATTGCTGGCGGTAAGAAGTTTTCGACAATCGGATCAGCACTAACATTCACATATTCTGGCCCAAGTAACGTGTCGCTTGTATTCGGGATCGACGTTAATCTCGAAGGTGTTGTTTGCTGCTTGGGATATTCTATACTGGCCTGTGCGATTGGATCTTCTACACGGCCAACGACAACGCCCACGCCGACAACTACACCAGAACCCACAATAGGACCACAACCGACTACAACCACTACATTGCCGCCGTTCCCGACAACGACACCGCCACCGCCGACTACATTTTGGCCACCGACGACTTGGTATCCGCCGACAACACCGCCTCCGCCGACGACACCACACCCACCATATACGACTACACCTGGGCCCACAACTACATCTGGTCCATCTCCCACAATTTGCCCAGGCCAATGTCAGTGGTATATGTCTCCGGGAGGTGGTAATTGGTCGAGAGTGACCAATCCTTGCACTCCTGGATGTTCATGTTCTGAACCAACAGCGAATGCTCCCAGAACACCAATTCCAGAAGGTGGGGCATATGCCTACACAAGATGCAAGCCGACACAGACAACAACACAAGCACCGCCAACTACGCAGGCACCTCCGACAACACAAGCACCACCGACAACTCAATCGCCAACTACGCCGCAGCCGACAACAACAGAAGCACCAGCTACATGCAATTATTCTATAGCAGCAGTAATGAGTTGGCCTAACATAAGCGATCTAGATCTTTATGGTAAATCTGGTAGTGCACCTACTTGTTACTACGGTAATAAAGGTTCGTACACAGACATAAGCGTTTCTGGTGGTCTTGTTTTAGACAAGGATGCTTATCCTAATTGTCAGGCTAGCCCGCAGCCACCAGAAACAATAGATGGTAGTTACGGTGCTAGCAATAATTTTAGATTTTGGTATAACAACTATACTACTTCTTGTCCTGGTGATCCGACATCAGCAGAGGTGAAAGTAACTAATAATGGTCCTGCAACGATATATGTTAATGGTAGCGAGGTAGCGCCAGGTGCCAACCATACAGAGACAATACAACGATGTAGTGCAATTGGCAAACAAGACGGTTATGGTGGCGGTACGACGATAGACGTATCGTGCAATACTCCACCAACAACTCCGCCGCCTACGACACCGGCACCGACAACTCCGGCACCATAGTTTCTGCATAGTAGATAATACTATGGTCAAGAAACTAACGATTGGGATGGCCCATTACAATGACTTTGATGGGATTTATTTCTCCATTCAAGCATTGCGTCTATATCACGATCTAAATGAAGTCGATCTAATTATGATCGACAATTCTCCGAATACACCAGATGGCAAGGCTGTCGCATCTTTCCTTGCAGAGACTCCAGTCCGTTATATTGCTTATGAAGATGTTATTGGTGCTGCGAACGCGAAAGGCCGCGTCTTCGAAGAAGCACAGACTGAGTTCGTGCTTTGCATGGATTGTCATGTTATGCTGGTACCAGGTGCAATCGAGCGGCTGATTGAATGGTACGAGCATAACCCAGACAATAATGATTTACTCACCGGCCCTCTTGTCTATAATAATCTATCTGACATCTCTACGCATTTTGATCTGATATGGCGCGGCTCTATGTGGGGGATTTGGAGCCGAGCATGGGCTTGTAAGTGTGGTAGACACTTCTCAATACCAATAGCGGCCGAAGACACTATAGTACATGATTTGATGGATTTTGATAAAGTTTATATGGTATGCCCTGATTGTGGACTGCGATATCCAAAAATTGCATATTTTGGACACGAAGCTGCATTTCGAAGTATCGGCTGTAAGCAAATCGGGTTTGATGACCACGACCAGCCCTTTGAGATTCCAGCAAATGGCATGGGGCTTTTTACCTGTCGTAAAAGTGCTTGGCTTGGATTTAATCCGACATTTCGTGGGTTTGGTGGCGAAGAAGGTTATATTCATGTAAAATATCGTCAAGCTGATAGAAAATGCTTGAATTTGCCGTTTCTTAGATGGATACACAGATTTTTACGACCTAATGGTACGTCATATCCACTGAGCTATTGGGATAGAGTCAGAAACTACGTAATTGGACATCAAGAGCTGCAACTGCCTCTGGATGGAATAAAGAACCATTTTGTCGGCGTTGACAAACCGATAGATGAAAAATCTTGGAACTACCTCCTTGAAGATCCTATCGGCCATATCTTCTCACCATGTGCTGGATGTCAACGTATCGGAAACACAATCGAAGAAGCATTTGTGTGGACTGAATCGCACCCACATAATATGGGTAAGTATATGCCCAGATTTCGCGATTTAGCCTCGAAATGCAACCATATAACTGCATTTGTTAAGCAGAAAGAATTTGATATCACATTATTAGCTGGTCGCCCGAAGGTTTTACGGGTTTATACGTCAGATCCGTCATCAGTTCATCAACAATTGTCGGAAATCGCCGGAGACACAAGTTATGTGAATTATGCTATTGACTGGATGCTGCTTAGTGATATCGATGAAACCGATATGCTAGTAATTCACTCCATCCATCAAGCTGATAGGCTATATGCTGAGCTGTCCAAGTTTGGCAGAAGAGTGCGTCGTTGGATTTTATTACGTTCTACTGGTGCATATGGAGAAGTAGGTGAGCCTTCTGGGCCAGGTTTATTTGTGGCGATGCGCAAGTGGATGCGTGAAAACCAAGAATGGTCAGTTATCGAACATCAGAACGAAGATTACGGCTATACTCTTCTTAGTAGAGATCCGGCAGATAAGAAAAAGCTACCAGCACTACCGAAGATGGCATGGAACTATGCTAAGGCACTGGCGAAGCATAAACTGACCGGTGCTAGAACAGCAAGAATCGAGACGATTGAAGCTAGGCTCAACAAATGTATGCTGTGTTTGCAGCGTACGGCCAACCGCTGTGCTGTTTGCGGCTGCTTCTTAGACGAAGGTCCTAGCGAAAGAGATGGGAAAGTGCTGTGGCCCGAATCATTCTGTAATCTGGGCGAATGGGACGTCGAAGAATCACTCTTTAAGATGAAATAATGATTAAATCACTACACAATATTCACAAAGGCGAGACGATAGCTATAGTCGGTTCTGGCCCAACAGCAACTCGTTTTCTTGGTCAGGAGCCAATATCAATAGGAGTCAACGGTGCTGCTAAACTTGGTAAGAAATTCAAGTATTTCATGTGTGGCGATGCTAGGTCGTCACATTTTGATTGGTTCAATATCAACTGCTCTGCGGTCAGAATTATAGCAAAGTTAACGGCTGCACCAGATAGGATTTTATATCCACTAGAGCTATTTCCAGATATAAAGCGTGTTGCTGTGGTTACCGCCAAGCAAAGCACAATAAAGCTTCCGTCACCGGTAGAACCGCATCGCACATTCATGTATAAGTGGTATAGGCCCGAGCGGCTTAAGGCAGACATGAATTATCTTATGTTCGGAGGCACTATAAGTTGCTGTGCAGTACAGCTTGCTTATCTTATGGGTGCAACTAAAATCGTATTGTATGGTTGCGGGTTCACCAGCATCGGCAAGCATTATTTTTATCAGACGCCGAGACCCGGCAGCATTTCTAATAGTCAACGTACTGTGATGAATACTATAATTAGCGAAATAAGGAAACGCGGTGTCCAATTTCAAATCGTCGGCGAAACAACACTCAATACGTTCTAAAGGATAGATATGCCAACAGCAACAATCATAATGTCGGTGTTGAATGAAGAATATACCGAAAAGACGATCGATACGATCATAGCGAACACTATGCCGGGGTTGATTGACGAATTCATTATCGTGGACGATTGTAGTAAAGTGCCTGTTGTAATAGATAGGCCGAATGTTAGAGTGATACGAAACCAGTTAAGAGAAGGCTTGCAACGATCACGTAATACTGCCGCCGCCGCTGCGAAGTCGCCAGTCATAGTGTCTATTGATGCCCACGTTAAGGTTGCACCAAATTGGCTGCTGCCGATTGTTAATCGACTGACAGAACGATATAACTGTGTTGGTGTACCTCTAACTAGAGGTCTTGATGCTCCGACTTGGACAGAGACTACTGCTGCGTATGCTAAGACTGGCTGGCGTTGGAATCTTGATTTCAACTGGATTCATGATGATGGCACAGATAATACCCCATGTCTAGCCGGTCACTGCTTCGCATTCACAAAGCAATGGTGGGAGGAGATTGGTGGATTTGATACCGGTATGTACAAATGGGGATGTGAAAATATTGAATTTTCACTACGCACCTGGATGGCTGGCGGATCTGTTGAGATAATCCGCGATTCAGTAGTAGCACACTGGTTCAAGAATAAGTTCAACTATGATCTCGATACGACAACACTTGAGCAAAACAAGGCGCGGATAGCGGAAGTGTGGTTTGGCGATTATAAGAAGTTTTTCTATCAAGCTATTCGTAAGAAGCCGGGCGACATCAAGTTTGGTGACATCTCAGAACGCATAGTTATACGAGATCGTATCCAAAAGCGACCGTTTCAGTGGTTTTTAGATAATTTCTTGGCTGATTTGTCTAAAATCGAGATGCTGAAGAACCGGCATGCCAATACACGTATCGCTGTGCTTGGTGCGGGTCCATCGCTCGATCTTGTTACTAAGGGGATATTAGACGACTTCGATGTTGTTATAGGCGTAAATTGGAACGCTTTGGTATTCGACTGTGATTATGTCGTCTTCCATGATCTGAAACCAGCCGAGTCGGTAATGGATGCCAAGCGTTACTTGCCGAACCAGCTTTTTATACCGAAAAAGTTGAAAACCGGTGCTGGTAAGACGTTGGTAGAACCACAAGAGAAGTTTTTCGATTGTATTACTTATGAGCTTGGTCCTCAAGATAGAGATTCTTGTTTGAATAATAAGGACCAACCATTTTTCCATCACGCTTCAACAGTGCATACTGCTATACATATTGCTGCATTTCTCGGCGCGAAGTCGATTACTCTATTCGGCTGCGATGCACGGCTTGCGCCAGACGGGCGTAGTCATACCACACTAGTTCCACAATACAATAAGGGGAAATATTGGCCCGACAACAAAGATACTGAAAATTACATCGCTCGCATCAATAGAGGATATGATATGTTGCTTCCAGCTTTGAAGAAATGGAATATTTCTCTATTGAGATATGAATATATGACGAGCAGCCAACCAACTGCGGTTCCTAAGAGTAGCTAATATGGACATAGTGGTGCTCTTGATTGCGATTGTGGCTCTAATTGTAGCATCAATTGCATTAACATTAGTACTGATCGTTTTCCGAGAATTTATTAGGGATACATTTGTTAATCGCAAGTTGGAAAGACCGCTTCAGAAAGATGCCACCGGAACGGACTCCGGGGAGCAGAGCTCAACAGCAAGAGCTGCTAATGCCCCCGAGCAGCCCGTTTCCTCTCCAGTTCTCCATGCACCAAATCTTGCCCCCGAGGCCCTTGCACCATCAATCGGACGGCCACCAATCCCTAAAGGTGGATTCGGAACAAGAGTCACAAAACGTGACAAGTAGTGGTGATGAGGAATTGGAAGAATCGATTTTAGTATTTGGATTGGGTGACGACTGCGAAATCAGGAGAGCCATAATGAATGCAATCGGTATCGATATTGGAACGAAGAATATTGTTGTCTCGTTCCGACACAATAAGAAATTGATATTCCTTAGGGAGATCAATGGCTATTACTTGATTCCGCGTCCGAGCAAGTTTGTCGAGAATATGCTCGATGACCCCAATAAATTGCGGTCCGATGGGACGCGGCGACCAGCAAAATGGATTCGTCTGGATGGTAGGGACGGCATCTATATCCTAGGTAAGGATGCAGAAGAGTTGGCATATGCCCACAATGATACGCTATTGCGTCCGATGGCCGAAGGTGGTGTTGCACCGGACGAGGCCGCTCTGATGGTTCTTTCAAGTATCGTGCAAGGTCTGCTGTCGATGTGTGAGCATGATGCTGGCGAATTCGAGCCAGAGATCAAACTATGCTATTGCACTACTGCAAAAGCACTCAACCGAACAATTAACATCGATTATCACCAACAAGTGATAAATCTGATACTTTCGGGCTACGAGACGAAATCAACAATCAAATCAACATCTATCAAAGAATCGCATGCTCTAGTCCTCAAAGAGACGCCAGATGCAACTGGGATCGGTATATCTTGGGGTGCTGGTACTGTGACTGTCAGTTATGTTCTTTGGGGTAATGAGATTTATTCGTTTAGCTGGGTTGGTGCTGGCGACTGGATCGATTCAGAAGTTGCCAAGCGCCATGGATATGACCCTGAATCACCGCGTAAGAAGTCGTCTGAGACTCCGACAACGATTTGTCGGATGAAAGAAAAGATCGATCTCACTCAGACTTACACATCTCGCCTTGAGCTCGATATCATCTTGCACTATCGCATCTTGATCCAAAATGTTATTCGTGGTATAGTACAGGGGTTTGTCGATCATGAGACAAGTGCGCGTATCGACAAGCCTATCGACGTATTTATGGCTGGTGGGACGTCATGCCCGGCTGGCTTCGAAGAAATGGTGACGCAACTATTCGAAGAAGAAAAACCGCCGTTCGCAGTCAACAAAGTGAAAAGATGTAAAGATCCGCTGTTTGCTGTGGCAGAAGGTTGCTTAATTGCTGCAGAAACTTCTTGAGCAAGAGCTATGTCGGAAGAAGTTGAACCATCTCAATATACTGGTCCAAAGGAATTTGTGCATCTGCACCTGCATTCCTTATTCAGCTCTCTGGACGGTGTTCCGTCAGCAGAACAATACGCCGACGCATGCTTGAAGTCCGGATTTCCAGCGATGGCTGCCACAGAGCACGGCCATATGGCGTCATTCCCTGATATGTATTTCGCTTTTAAGAAGCGAAACCTGAAATATATCTCTGGGTGTGAGATTTATTATAACGATTACGAGGAGCTACGCAGAAAATTCGATAAAGCCGGTAAGAAACCAAAATCGCTGCCGAAGTCAATACAGACACGTATTACGCGTAATCGCCATCTGACTGTTCTGGCAAAGAACGCTGTCGGTGTTTCTAATCTGATTAAGTTGACGACATTGGCTTGGAAAGATGCATACGGCGGTAAACCACGTATTTGGTTTGATAAGCTATGCGAATACAAAGAAGGTTTAATCGTTTTATCAGGTTGTGTGAACGGTCCGCTATCGTATGAGCTGCGTTTAGATGTTGAGAACGACCTTGAGAATGGTAAACCTTGCCCTCGCAGCAAGGCTGATAAGACAGCAGTTGAATATCTGAAAAGTTTTAAGGCAGCATTTGGAGAGGATTTCTTTATCGAAGTCCAAATGCCATGTCTCCCTGAATTACATGATGTTCAGGTTTTTCGTAGTTTGATTGAATATGCCGATACATACGGAGTGAGACCTGTCATCACCAACGATGCTCATTATTTGACGCGTGACGACGCCTACCTGCAAAAGATTATGATGGCGGTTGACCAGAAAACAGACATCCATGACACTAATATGTTCGCATCGCAAGGCGACGAGCAGTTTTTCAAATCGCGAGCAGAACTTTGGGCAACATTCAAGAATGGCGGTTATTCTAATGGAATAGACGATGCTAAATTTGAAGAAATATGCGATAACACACTATTGGTTGCGGAGCGATGTGACAAGCTTGCACCTGATACATCGCCAAAGATTCCAGACTGGTCAAGTGTAGAGGTTGGTGTCAATGCAAACAAGGCTCTACGTGAAATAGTTGATCGAGAATTGAAGAGAAGAGGCTGGGACAAAGACACAAAGAAGTGGCCTTGTGACGGCCGCATGGTGACATATGCAGAACAGGCAGAAATAGAACTGAGTCGATTCATCGATAAAGGCTTCTCAAGTTACTTTTTGATAACAAGAGATTGGATTCAGTGGGGTAGAGAAAGAGGATGGCCTTTCGGTCCTCGTGGTAGTGCGGCTGGCTCATTGGTGTGCTATCTTCTTGGCATACACAACATCAATTCATTGGCGTGGGAACTGTCATTCGATCGATTTTTAGCTAGCTCGCGCGGTGGATATATGCTTAAAACCAAAATCGACGGATAACTAAATGGCCAAAGAAGATGCTTATGTCGACTCACTCCGAACGCTACATGCGGCACTTAACGATTATATGCTGCTTCTTGGTGAGCCGTGCCCACTATTAGGGCAAGTATGTATGCGTCTTATCGAGGTAATCGGTTGTTTACCACCCGGCGATGAAGCTATTGCTGCTAATATGGACAAGTTGGCTGCGATTACTCTTGAAGCATCAATTCTTGGCATTGTCGACAGGTTAGAAGGTCTAGAACCGCATTCAGAAAAATGCTTGCAGAGCATTAAAGATTGTATGAATGTGACTGATGCCCTTAGTATACACGATCGTTGTGCTGTATTTTTCAAGGTGCTTGGTATTGCAATTACTGGTCTGCGTGAGATAACTAACCAAGAATATCCACAACTTGCTGATGGAACAGGAAAGAAACTCGGGAGATAGCTATGAAAATTTCAATATGTGCGTGCGGATTTAGTGTTGACAATGGTAAGCCAACACAGCGTGGAGCCTGTGCTGCTGCATTAGAATATCTTGATGATCATGGCAGGAAAGGTACGAGAATCGTTAGTGAGCCGGTCGGAAATAGCACAGGACCGCAATGTGATCTGAAGGCAGCCATACTGGGGCTGATGTCGGTCAAAGCCGATCCAGTCATTAGACGTAAATGGGATATCGAGCTATTCGTATCACCTTACGTTGCACAATTAATGGTGCGTAAAGATGACGGGTTTAAATTGAATCCGAAGAAAAACATCGAATTGGTCCGACGCCTACGAGAGAAAGCCGATTTATTCGGTGGCCTGGCTGTGACGGCTGGATCGAAAGAACAGTTACAACAAGCTTTAGATACAGCAAAGACGACTGTTGAAGTCAACATTGGAAGCGATACTGGAACGGCGACAAATGGAGCTTGAATAGGCTACCAGATTGAGAAGGTACTATGGGAAAGTATAGCTTTGAAGTTATCGAACAAACTGCTCGTAAAAGGCTACAACAATTAAAATTGTCAGAAATCTATACTAAGCGGCTAAATTTTGAGCTAGACCAAGTTCGTATGCAGGGTGCTACTCGCTATTATGAAGATTTAATAGAGGCGGACCGCAAATTTGATAAGAATCCAAATCAGCTTCTGTTGCCATGGTTATTAGGCCGCTTTACTGGTGACGCTAATGTTGATCCAATCGCGAAAAGGGATGGCCCGCTAGTTCTAAGTGCTAAATATGATGATATCCAAGAAATCATCAAACAAACTGGCAAACTCCCTGTCGACATAAAGCAAGATGATGATAAACCAGATATCGATATTGATTGTCTGCCAGAAGCCAGAAACCAGATTAAAGATTATGTCGCTAGTCGATATGGCAAAAACAACGTTGCTAGTGTCGGAACATGGCAGGCATACCTATTTAAGCAAGCACTAGCGGACGCTTATACAGCGTTGGGTCTTGCTAAGCTAGAAGGCGGTGGTATGGTCACGTCGCGTAATAGGGCGATTGAATTGACCAAAAACCTCCCAGATGACGTCAACGAGATGCGTGAGGGCGGATATGGCGCGTGCAAGGGTAGAGTGAAGCAAGATGGTGTAGACAAAGAGTGTGGCTTCAAGCATAAGGGCCTCGTATGCCCGCAGTGTAGTAGCGGTGATACCGACTCGCCAACTATCGCTATGATTTTGCGCGACTATCCAGACATTGAGAAATTCATATCTGAGAACAGAGAACAACACCAAAGAGTAGTCGATACAGCTATTCGTCTTGTTGGTCGTCTCAAGCATGCCGGTAAGCATGCTGGCGGCATTATTATCTCAGACCGTGATCTGTTCGGTAATGTACCGATGCAGCTTGACTCGAAAACCGGTCAATGGGTTAGTATTTGGACGGAAGGGCGTAGCACTCAGCTATCTAAATTCGGATACCTGAAATGGGATATGCTAGGACTTAAGAATCTAGCATATATCAAGACGTGCTGCGAGATGATTAAGGAGAATCATGGCGTTTCGTTTGGCGACCAACTTCAAGGTCTTGATGAATCTGATCCAATTGATGATGTTGCTGGCTATTACTGGAAAGATGGCGAGAAGATAAAAATGTCGCTCAACGACCCAGCGGCATTAAAGCTGGCGAACGACTCGATGACCGACAGTATCTTCCAATTTGATACTGATCTCGCAAAGAGAACGCTATCGGCTGGTGTGCGTAGTTTCCACGACTTGTTGATTTTCAATGCCATGGGACACCCTGGCCCGATGCAATGCGTCAGGTCAGATTCAAATATAACTATAGACAATGGTACTAAGAAGATCTGTAATCTAGACAATAATAAAGACAAAATAGCATATTTGGCCAGCAACGGATCTATCAAGTATACTGATAAGTTTGATGTAGTAGAGTCAGGCAGGAAAAAAATTTTTAGAGTTAGGTTAAAAAACGGCAACGAGTTATTTGTTTCTGGCGATCACCGATTTTTGACTGCTCGTGGTTATGTTAAAACAAATGATCTCACAAAATTTGATAGAATCGCGAAAGCAGAAGCTATTTAATTTTATTACAAAATCTAAATCTGTCCATGGCGACGTTTACGATTATTCAAATTGCGTTTATGTTAATGCTACTACTCCTGTTGATATAATCTGTCCTTTGCATGGGCACTTTCTTCAGCTTCCTAGGAAACATGCTAGTGGACAGAAATGTCCAAGATGTAGCAGGAAGAACGCAAACAATTATAGGGTTCTGACGAAGGAGCAGTTTTTAGCAAAAGCACTACTTATACATGGTGATAAATATCAATATGTCGACTTGAATTATGAAAACGGTCATGGTAAGATATCGATAATATGCCCAGTGCACGGTAGATTTAAACAGACGATACATTCACATCTTCAAGGACACGGTTGCAAGAAATGTGCGTCGCCTGGCAAAAGGGCTGTGGTATCTGCTAAATATGATACTGATTGGTTTGTTAAAAAAGCGAATGCTGTCCATGAAAATAAATATGACTACACTGGTGTTATATATAATAAATCGTCAGACAAAATCGAAATCATATGCCCAATACATGGCAAATTCGAGCAAGTGGCGCGAGATCATTTAAATGGATTTGGATGTAAACTGTGTGGTATAGAGCATTTACGTGATATCAACGCACGCACGAAACAAGAATTCGTCGATGCAGCGCGTTTAATACATGGTGATACTTATGATTATAGCAAAGTTAGATATATCAATAAAGATATAAAGGTTACCATAATATGTTCTAAACACGGTACATTCCAACAGACTCCAGGCCATCATCTTTATGGTCAAGGATGTCCAATATGTCAAGTATCGTCTGGGCATCTTGCAGTTCACTCATATATCAAATCGCTTGGCGTCCAGACAATTAATAATGAAAGGAGCTTATTGGATGGCTTAGAAATTGATATTTTTATTCCTGAGAAATTAGTTGGTATTGAGTACAATGGGTTATTTTGGCATTCTTATAATCATTTAGAAACGAAAAACGAGATATATAAGCATTACAATAAGTTCGACATTGCTGCAAATAAAGGTGTGTTATTATTGCAGTTTTTTGAGCATGAGTGGTTATATAAACAGGAGATTGTAAAATCGATTATTAAAAACAAGCTTGGGCTATGTACAAAAATATCTGCCCGCTCCTGTAAGGTCTACAACATTCCTGCATCCGAGGCCAATGAATTTTATACAGCGAATCATCTGCAAGGTTCTAGGAATGCGTCAATCAATCTATGCTTAAAAATTGGTGATGTGATCTATTCCTGTATGTCTTTTAGTAAGCATCATACATATCAATACGAATTAATCAGATATGCGTCATTTTTAGGGCACTCGGTGCGAGGCGGTGCAAGTAGGCTATTCAAGCATTTTGTGAGAGAAGAACAGCCGAGGTCTATTATGTCGTATGCTGATAGAAGATATTCAAATGGTGGACTGTATAGAGCATTAGGATTTAGTTTGATAACGACAACCAAGCCTGGATATGGTTATGTTAAAGGCTCTAACTTTTACTCTAGGCAAGTATTTCAGAAGCACAAACAACATGATTTATTGGACATATTTAACCCTGAATTGTCTGAACCTGTAAATATGTTTAATAATGGATATAGAAGAATTTGGGATGCTGGCAATTGGAAATTTTTGTGGGTTAATTATGAAATTTGAAGAGATTGAATCTATAGAGGTTGTTGATGATAGCGATACCTTCGATATTTCGAATTATGCAGACGATACATATATGGGCGAAGGTAATTTTTTGATAGATGGAGTTGTTGTTCACAATTCTATACCTGATTATGTTAAGAATCGTGACGATAAAACGAATAGCTGGGCCAAAGGCGAGCATCCGGATATTGTCGAAATACTGAAAATGACAAGCGGTGTTATTGTTTTCCAAGAACAACTAACGTCTATTTGGCAGCGTATTGCTGGCTTCACTGGCCCTGAATCGCAAGATGCACGAAAAGCGGTTGCGAAAAAGTGGAAGGATAAACTAAAACCAGTTAGGGAACACTGGCTCGTTGGTGCTGGTAAGAAAATTGGTGACGCAAAAGCACGAGAGTATTGGGATAAGATGGAGACGTTTGGGCGATACGCTTTCAACTTATCGCACGCTATCTGTTACTGTTTATGGGCATATCGATGTCTCTGGTTTAAGGCTCACTACCCAGAAGAATGGTGGGCTAGTGTGATGGGGACGTGCGACCAGAAGGCTCTTGAACGTTATATGTCTGCAGCACGCGGTGAAGGGATTCATTTCGGTGAAATAGATATCACGAAATTGACATCACGACCAGTCGCTCACTCTGGACCAAACACAGACAATAAGAATATCGCGCTCGGTCTGACGAGCTTGAAAAAGATTGGCGAAAAAGCTGCTCTCGAATTTGTTGATGAAGTCGGGGACAATACCTATACGGACATAGACGACTTCATTGAGAAGAAGGGCAAGAGCAAGATTCTTTTTGAGCGTCTTATCAAGCTAGGAGCATTTTCAAGACTGCATCCAAATAAGCGTGCTACGTGGATGTGGTATTTGCACGCTTATGGCTCTGGAAATATCGAAGATTTTGAATTTGCTGAAGTCGATGACATAGCAAAGGCTGAAATGGCCGCGTCTAGAGTTGCCCAACTTAAAGCAAAGCCGAAGTTGAAACAATTCAGCTACCCGATGAAAATTCTCAAGGCTTACCATTTACGTAGGTTAATGGAAGATGCGAGATGGACGGAAGAGACAATCCTAGCGGAACGAGAACGCCAAATTGCAGAATTCAAACGACAATTCCCAAAGCGGAAAGTGCCGGCGAAAATGCAAAACTGGCGTCCAGTTATTAAGGCTACGCGAGCAGATATCATGGCCTTATATCCGGAAGATTACGCATTTGAGCGGATTCTGACGTTTGAAAAGGAGTTCCTTGGCTATCACTGGCATTCACCGATTGACTTATATCACGTTAGTGGAAATAATACAGTCGAGAAGTCGAAACACAACGAACGGCTTGAGGGTGTCATAGTAGAAATTATCAGAACCAAGACTAAAAAGGGTTCTGATATGATTCGTATGACAGTTTCGGACGGTCGTAAGACGTGTTTGATATTGATTTGGGAACACGATATCAAGAATCAGGACAAGTCCTTACTACGCCCTGATAAAGGTATTAGAATAAAAGTTGATTACGATAAAGACCGCAATAGCTTCGTCTTGATGAGGGGCACCGTCATGGAACCTCTCTGGACGAAAGAGGCGTGGGAAAAGCAGCAAGCCTACGCCGAATAATTTCTAGGCTACTCTAGCCGATATTTTGGGTGTTGCTATAAACCCACGAGCTGCTAGTTAAGAGACAAATTTTAGTTGTCGATTTGTGTAGTTGAGTCTCTTGACGGATATATATTATGACAGACATATTATCGGCTAATCTGGCACCGCGTTTAGCATCTGATCCAGCCCCAAGGTTAAGCGGTCCATTGGACCCCAATGGCCATAATATAGGTGGTGTTACACCTGCGGAACTTTCATGCCTAATTGGTGCAACCGGTCCATTACAAGAGCAGATCAGCAACATTATAATTGGTGCCTCTGGACTTTATGGAGCTTCTGGTGCAACCGGATTGACTGGTACAACTGGGATCGACGGAGTTATTGGTGCGACCGGCCCAACTGGTGCTACCGGTAATATTGGGGCTTCTGGGGCAGGTGGCATTGTCGGTGCCACAGGTGCGACCGGCTTTAGAGGCGCAACTGGCTTATATGGTGCATCGGGAGCTACAGGCTTGACTGGTTATACCGGTTGGTCTGGTGCTACAGGGGCAACAGGTTCTAGAGGTGCTTCCGGTATCACTGGTACTATCGGGTCTGCTGGTGCAACCGGTATCGGCGGTAGCACTGGTGCAATCGGCAGGATCGGTGCAACTGGTGTAATAGGTGCAACTGGAACTATTGGGCAAACTGGACAAACTGGTGCCACCGGTTTAACTGGCGCTAAAGGTGCTACAGGGCAAATTGGCAATACTGGAGCGACTGGTTTAACTGGCTCCACAGGAACTATCGGATTAACCGGATCGACAGGAACACCGGGACTTGTTGGCGCGACAGGAGCTAGCGGTGCAACAGGTCATATTGGTGCCACTGGCACGACAGGACAAAATGGTGTATCTGGTGCAACTGGTGCAACAGGTTTTACAGGGGCTACTGGTCTAGAAGGTGAAATCGGTGCCACTGGCTATAGAGGTCGGATGGGTGCAACAGGCACGATTGGTATATCTGGTTCTACAGGGGCGACAGGGGTTCAAGGTGCAACAGGTTTAACTGGTGCAACAGGAAGTGGGCTTACGGGGGCTACCGGTGCTACTGGGGCCAGCGGTGCTATTGGTCATACCGGAGCATCGGGACCAACAGGAACCACCGGATCTATAGGATTAACGGGTGCAACAGGGTCGACAGGTGCAACTGGGCTCACAGGTCTTTTGGGTGCTACTGGTTCTACTGGTGCGACAGGTACTACAGGCTTAACTGGTGCCACCGGTTCTACTGGTGCTACAGGCGCTACTGGTTTGACAGGTGCTTCTGGTGCAACTGGTTACAAAGGCTCTACTGGCATTACCGGGTCAACAGGTGCTACTGGCTTGACCGGTAATATTGGTTTCATTGGTGCATCAGGAGCCACTGGTGTTATCGGTTTTACGGGAGCAACTGGTGCTGCGGGCTTCACAGGCGCGACTGGTGCAACAGGGCCGTATGGCTTGTCTGGTGCTACTGGCTCAACAGGTGCAACAGGGTCGATAGGAGAGATAGGATCAACAGGAGTCATAGGTCTCACAGGTGCTACTGGCTTATCTGGCGCAACCGGCTCGGCAGGTGCTACAGGTCTTATCGGTACTGCCGGTGCAACAGGAGTAGCAGGTGCTTCTGGCATTATCGGTTTGACAGGCTCCACAGGTTCCACAGGTGCTACAGGCATCGTCGGATTAACTGGTGCTACAGGTCCAACAGGACTGACCGGTCTTGATGGTGCTACTGGTTCAACAGGTGCAACAGGTCCAGAAGGTTTACCCGGTTCTGCCGGATTAACAGGTGCTACTGGCTTAACAGGTCTATCTGGTGCTAGTGGTTCAACGGGTGCCACAGGATCAATTGGTGCCACTGGTATTTCTGGGGCCACTGGATTAGACGGTGCTTCTGGTATTGTTGGTGCCACAGGTACAGACGGATTGGTTGGTGCAACCGGTGCTTCTGGTGCAACTGGTCCTGCTGGTGAAATAGGTTCTACAGGCCCAATTGTAGTCGGAGCAACTGGTTCAACAGGTGTTATCGGCTTTACTGGTGCAACTGGGCCGCAAGGCATCATTGGAATTGATGGTGCGACTGGTCCAATTGGAGATGCTGGTGCTACAGGTGCGATCGGTATCACTGGGGCTACTGGAGCCGATGGTGCTACGGGCTTAACCGGTTCCACTGGCATCGACGGAGCTAGTGGTGCTTCCGGTGCAACGGGTGTTCAAGGTGCTTCTGGTTTCGGTGCAACCGGCATCGATGGCGCTTCTGGAGCAACTGGCTCTACCGGTAATGATGGTGCGACTGGAGCGATCGGTGCAACAGGTATTGATGGTTCTACTGGAATTCAAGGATCTTCTGGTGTCGATGGAGCTAGTGGCGCGTCGGGTGCAACAGGTACCCAAGGTGCTTCCGGATTAACTGGTGCTACCGGTATTGACGGAGCCTCTGGTGCTTCTGGTGCGACCGGTGTTCAAGGTGCTTCTGGGTTGACTGGTGCCACCGGTTTGACAGGAGCTACAGGAATCGACGGGTCTACCGGCCCGCAAGGACCGACGACAGGCATACGTTTTTGGTTTGATGCGTCTAGTGGTGAATCGTTCTCAACACCATCGACAACTGCTACATTGTCTTATGTTTCAACTACCAAAACAATCACGCGATCGTCTGGCAGCTTTATAAGCGATGGATGGCAGCCACACCAAAAAGTCACTATTTCTGGTACTGCTAGTAACAACAAAATCGTATCGTTGCAAGCCGTTGGTACTTTAACTCTAACTCTATGTCAGACCACAGATAATACACTAGTTGATGAGACTGTTTCATCAACGTTGACTGTTAAGGGTGATAAGTTAAACGATTTGCCGCCAACTGGTGTAGAACTGACATCTACGATAACTGGTGTTACTGATAACGACCCAGATGGTGTTCCTTTTAATGGGCATATAACTGATACTGTTGTTCCAGGTCAAACTAGAATACCAGCGGGTCTTTGGCAGTTTTATGGTACTTTCTGGGCTAGTAGTACGCTTTGTTATGCTAAATATCAGGTTCTTAAACGTGCGATAGATGGAACTACAATACAGCTATTTGAAACAGATTCGACAGATGCTATTACTGCTAGGAATATAGGTGACGCAACAGAATATCCAATTAATTATACTGTCACTAGCGATATCGCAATGCTCACTACTGACAGAATAATCGTGAGAGTACTTGGATTTACGACTGTTGCTACTGGTTCAAGAAACATTACTTTTGTTTATCAAGGTACTTCTAGAGCTTCATATGTCGATACAACATTTATTATAAGCGCGCCTACTGGTGCAACAGGTGCCACCGGTGTCGCTGGTGCCACTGGTCCTTCTGATGGGCCTGTAGGTGCATCAGGGGCAACTGGTCTTGATGGGGCGACAGGCTTAACAGGAGCAACGGGTACTAGTGGCGCAAGTGGCGCATCTGGTGCTACCGGAGCTGATGGTCTAATCGGCGCTACGGGTGTTGATGGTGAAACCGGCTTAACTGGTGCGACTGGTATCAGTGGATCTACTGGTATTGGTATATCAGGCGCGACAGGGCCGATAGGCACTACTGGATTGAGTGGCTCTACGGGTATTGACGGTGCTTCTGGTGCTACAGGTATTGGCGAAATAGGCTTAACTGGCGCTACCGGTCTGGCGGGTGCGACTGGAATCGATGGTGCTAGTGGGGCCAGTGGGGCAACGGGAGTCCAAGGAGCAAGCGGTATCGCCGGTGCGACTGGAATCGACGGGGCATCTGGTGCCTCTGGAGCTTCGGGTGTAATAGGTGCCACAGGTGTTGTTGGGGCGAGTGGACCAGCAGGACCAAATAAATTAGTTAATGCAATATATGTTGGTGCTAATGGTGACTACGCTACTATTAAGGATGCTGTTGATTGGTTTAATGCTAGTGCAACATCGCCAGTGGAAATATTACTAGATGGCGGACACTTCCCAGTTGCCGATACCATTACTGTCAATAACGCGACATATGATCTGCAAATTAGAGGTCTGAGCTCTGAAGTAAGCTATGTTGAAGCGGCTACCGGATTAGCTGGTAAGCCAATGTTCAATCTTAAGAGTAATTGCGACATAAATAAAATCACTGCTACTGGATCGACATTAGCAAGTTATGGTACAGCAGCAAACGAAAACTTCATCACATATGATACTACTGCAGGAATCTATTCAGAAATAACCGATTTGTTCATCGACACTTTCAAGATAGCAATAGCTGATTTGAAAGGTGTCGACTTCTATCTATTCAATTTCAACATAGTAGATTGCGGAACTGGTGTATCGATCAACAACACAACTGCAAGTATTGTGACGGTGCAAGATATTGAAGTCGGCAATCTCGATAATTGTAACGTCGGTATCAGCTTCGCACAGAACGGTGCTGGAGCCACCAGTAATTTCTACTTGGCGCATCTGATCTTCAATCAAGGAGCCAGCGACACATCTATATTATACAATGGCGCAAATTACAAAGTCGGAACTTATAACAACATATTCAATTGCACTTATGATAATGTTGGTACTTTTATTAGCGGCTTTGATTTCAGTTTGCCTTCTGGTAGGGATGCTGATATAGAAATAATAGGCAATGTCGGAGAGCCAGACAATACGCCATATGCTAAATTGAACATAACTGATAATGCCGCTACGACGACATGCACATCCGCAAGAACATATTATAAAGTTAATGGCTTGAATAGTAAAGTGTATATAAATTTCGATATTGCTGCTACAAGTGGTAGTTATTATATTACTATAGGAGATCAGACTACTGGGGCTATTAGTTATGATGCTCCTGACTGGTCAATTAAGTCTGCTGTGGAGGCTTTATCTAATGTTACTACATGTACTGTCGTGGTGCTTGTTGCTTCGAAAGAGCTTACCATCGAATTCATAACGGACGGGGAAGGGTGGGAAGTTATATCAGTTAATGCTTCTGGTTTGGGGACGACTACTTCGGTTGAAGTCATACCAAATCATCGTGAGGGCAAGGTTGGTATCACTAATAACAAGATGACTTTCTTGAGTAACCACCCCAAGAATGGTATGTACTGGATTACTGGTAATTTATCAGTTAATCAGAGCAATAGGACTATAAATATCGGTATCAAGAAAAATGGTATTGGTAGCGTCATGGCCCCATTTACTGTTAGAACAGCGACATCTGGCCAGCCGTATCCCTTTGCTCTAACGATATATGCTGGAGAAGTAATAAAGAATGATTATTGTGAGTTATTTCTTTCTAGTTTGAACGCTAATGACGTTGTTACTGTAAGCGATATTTATTGTATGATGTCCTCTCACTAGCCAAACATAATAGGGATGCGATGATGGTATCTAGCTATCGCAATACGCCAATTGGTATATTATGAAATTCAAAGAACTTAGAGTTGTTCAGCTCACAAGCCCACCGGAATTAGGGACTAATCCGCCGGAGAATACTGTTTATGAATGGTTTACGGACGTTTCAACCGATATGCAGACATTGCATTATCGATATCAAGATGGATCAGAAAGATCTGCTGTTAGTAGTGGTAGTGGCGTTATTGGAGCGACCGGTCCTTTAGGACGTACTGGTGCAACAGGTGTCGTTGGTGCTTCTGGTGTCGCTGGTGCTTCTGGCTCTGGTGCGACCGGGGCTTCTGGCGCTTCTGGTGCTACCGGTCCTTTAGGACATACAGGTGCAACAGGATCTGGTGTCCAAGGTGCTTCTGGTGCTACTGGTCCTGGTGGTGGCGACCCAGGCGCTACTGGTTCTACTGGCCCAAGAGGCGCAACCGGTATCGGTCTTGTTGGATCGACCGGTAGCGGCGACCCAGGTGCTACTGGTTCTACTGGCCCAAGAGGCGCAACCGGTATCGGTGCTTCTGGTGCGACTGGTTTTAGAGGTGCTTCCGGTGCTACGGGGCCTTTAGGAGGGCCTATTGGTGCTTCTGGTGCGACTGGGACTTTCGGCCCCCCAGGTGCAACGGGACCAAGCGGAGGACTTACGGGAGCCACAGGTGCGACTGGTATATCTGGTGCGACTGGTTTGGTCGGTTTAATTGGTGCGACCGGTCTGAGAGGTGCTTCTGGTGCTGGAATAGTTGGTGCCACAGGTTTAATAGGTGCAACTGGTCCTATTAGTGCTAGTTCCGCATTGGGCGAGAACGTAATCATAAATGGTGGATTTGATTTCTTCCAGCGTAATACCAATGGCTCGTCTTGGACACCTTTATCGTCTGCAGATGATACTTATTGCTTTGATCGCTGGATAGCACTCACACAATCAAGTACGGTTCTGACATCACGGATTGCGCCGGCGACTGGTGTAGCAGCTCCACCCGGACCGTTTTGTGGGCTGATGCAGCAAAGTGCAGCTCAACGTATAGGTTTGTTACAGATTGTTGAAGGAACTAACTCTTTCCCACTTCGAGGACAGTCTGTTACGCTACAGGCGGCGGCGACGTCTGATGCGAATGTGACTCCATTCAATTTACGCTTTGCGATTTTGGAATGGACTGGTGTAGCCGACACTGTGACCAGCGATGTTGTTAAAAACTGGGCCAGCACTACTTATACACCGAATAATTTCTTTCTCAGTTCTGGGATAGTTGTTGCTGGTATTGGATCTGTATCATTAACTAGTGGTGTACGTACCTCTATTACCCTGACTACTACTGTAAGCAGTTCGTGCAACAATTTAATTGTCTTCTTCTGGACAGATACAACACAAATAGGTACAAAGTTGATGTTGTTTGATGTTGACTGCCATACTGGTGGAACTCGCGTATGGAGTCAACGGCCTATAGCCCAAGAACTAGTTTTATGTCAACGGTATTATGAAAAGAGTTATCTTATTGATGTAAAACCAGGGACGGTAACAGCAGTAAGTATATGCCAGGGATGGGTGAACCCAAATAGTTATGGTTGGTTTAAAGTACCGCAAATACACAACTATTTGGTTTTTAAGCGTATAGCGATAGCACCGATATTTTATTCACCATATACGGGAGTTGCGGCAAAGGTTGGTGAGTATAGTGCTGGTTCTGTCTACGTGGCAGATCGCAATGCTGGAGCTGCAAGTATAGGTAATAATTCATATGGTGTGTCGTGGAATGGATCTGGTACCGAATGGACTGGCAACAATTATATATGGCACCATTGGACAGTCGATGCAGAATTATAGAGTTTAGTGAAGGATCGATATGAAATTCAAAGAGTTTAGGACAATTCAGCTTACAAGCCCACCTGATTTCGGCGACAATCCGCCAGAGAATATAATATATCAATGGTACACTGAAGCCAGTAATACCACTGTTATGATTACTAATCGATATCCAGATGGAAGTGAGAAGACTATATCAGGTGGCTCTGGTCATATTGGTGCAACTGGTAGTACGGGGCCGGTTGGTGCAACCGGACCGTTAGGTGGTCCCACTGGTGCCACTGGTACTAAAGGTGCCACTGGTATACAGGGGCCGACTGGAGGTTCTTCTGGTCCGACTGGTGCTACTGGCCCAAGAGGCGCGTCGGGAGCAACCGGCCCAACTGGTGGATTAACTGGTGCAACTGGTGCAACTGGTGTCATAGGTGTTGCAGGTGCTTCTGGGATCAGAGGTGCTTCTGGTGCGGTCGGTTCTGCTGGGCTAGTCGGTGCTACGGGTATTAGAGGTGCTTCTGGAGTTAGTGTAACTGGACCTGTTGGTGCGACTGGATTAGCAGGGCTTGATGGTGGTTTACTGGGTGAGAACGTAATCATAAATGGCGGATTTGATTTCTTCCAGCGTAATACCAATGGCTCATCTTGGACACCTTTATCATCTGCAGATGATACTTATTGCTTTGATCGCTGGATAGCACTCACACAATCAAGTGCGGTTGATACTTTTCGCTGGAATTCGGTTACTGGTACAATGGCACAACCAGGGCCATTTGGTGGTTTGATGGCGCAGAGCAATGCAATAGCACAAAGGATGGGCTTGTTGCAGGTCGTTGAAGGTTTTAATTCTTTTCAATTACGTGGTAAAAATGTGACATTACAAGCAAGAGTAGCCAATACATCAGGATCGACGAACTTACGTTATGCCGTACTTGAATGGATTGGTGTAGCGGATACAGTAACAAGCGATATCGTAAGAGATTGGACAAGTACGTCATATACAGCAAATAACTTCTTTCTCAGTAGCGGTTTGGTTGTTGCAGCTCTCGGCCATGTGTCTGGCTCTGCTTGGCAAGACATTATGTTGAGCGCTACTATAAGCGCTGCTTGTAATAATTTAATGGTATTTTTCTGGACTGAATCACCAGCAGCACAAAATGGTATCATGTCTATTGCGCAGGTCGATTGTCATTTGGGTGGTTCGCGTCTTTGGAGCCCAAGACCTGTAGCACAAGAATTGCAACTATGTCAGCGATATTATGAAAAGAGTTATGATTTAGATGTAAAGCCGGCATCAATTGCAGACGGAGGCAGATGTTTTAGCGAAATCTCGACATCCTATCGTCTTTATACTTCTTCGATAAGCTATAAAGCAGCAAAGCGAATAGTGACCACCATAACCGCCTATTCAGCGTATAATGGTGCCGTTGGCTACTGTGCCGAATATAGTGCTGGGCCGGTGTTTGTGCATAATCGTGCTATTGCTGCATCTACGTCAGGACAGGGAGCTGCGCAGCTAGCTGGTACCAACGGTGACTTAACTGTTGGCAATTACGTAAGGTTCCATTGGTCGGTCGACGCGGAATTATAGCTGACACAAAAGAATGATTTAATGAGTAGCAGAGGCTGAACTATGACGCTAATATCTATAAACCTTGGAGTTACTGGCTTAACCAATATCAAGGCATTGCCGTTTAGTGCTGACTTTTCACAAGTTTGGGATGGTGATCAGCTAACGGCAATAGACACAGCCGTACCTGCTTTCATTGATATGTCAGAGCTCGTTGTTGGTGGAATTGGTGCTGGAACATATAAAGCAGATCTACCAACATCATTAGATATCATAAACGACAACGACGGATTGTGGATCTCTATTTATGATGCCGGTTCGCCACCATCTGTCAGCGACTCTCTATATGGATATGTGCCACCGTCCTGTAAATCGGCGCTTATTAATGCTGTTGTCGATGCAATCTCCAAGCTCGAAATAACCATCGACCCGGCTGATTTGCAGAGAGCCTTGAAGGGCACAGTAATTAAACCAACTCAAATAGTTCTAGGTCCGTGTCAACGACCACCATGCTCGACTTAAGTTGTCAGTGCGTTTTTTCTACGCAATAGCTTAACTAGACAGCTACCAAGATCCATGAAATAATCGTGCTCTGCCATAGCGCCGATGCATTCAATGCCGAGTTTGTCGAATTGGGCAAGATCAGGTTTTTGACCTTTTGGTATCGCTTCAGCAATTGTAGTGCCGTCGATTAGGTCGAATTGCTGAATAAACTGCATGAAATATGGGCCTGGAACCGGTATGTCGCGCGAAAAATAAAACAGATAACGATTTTCGGCGATATTACTCACTTTGAAAAAGTCAATCGTATCATCAACAACCAGAACTTGATTGGCTCCTTCGAAATTTAGCCCGTTTGTCTCGACGTGATAATACCAAACTTGTGCTGTCGGTAGTTGAATGCGTGGTAATCGTGTAAGTGCGAAGAGTCTGTCGAGTTGGATGGTGCTAATCATATGGTCGAATTCGATCCTTCGACCGCCCCAAATCATGTAATGGTCGCCGATCTCCGAGACTTGCCCTCTGTTGCTGTCATCAACTAACCTCTGGCTATGCTTCTGTTGTAGCTGATTATAAAGCTGGTTGACCTTAATGTTATATATAAAATGGTTGCCTCTAGATTTGATACATGGCAGAGCTTGTGGTGGTACTTGCGATCCGAATACCTTATTTAACCAAGCATTTATTACGAGATCGTCCGGTTGTAATAGACTTCCACCGAGAGAATAAGCTGTTTTGTAGATGAATGATATCTTGCCACCGAAATGAGCTATCAGATCGTCTATTCTTTCATCTCTGATGATGAAATTGTCGGCTAACGCCGGTCGAAAGCTATAGAAACGGGAACGCGAGAATGGCACTACTAACCATTGGTCGCCGAGGATCTCTTTAGCAAGCAATCCTACTATTCCGCTCCCAAGTATCACTCCTTGCATTTCGCTCTCGACATCTTTTGGGCGACAGTGAGTGAATCGTCGTCTGGTATATTATTCACCGATGTCACAGTTTCATCTAGTTCGCAGCGAGTCAACTGGTTACTGCTGAACGGATTGACAAATGGATCGATAAAAGGCGGCGGTGGAGCTTTTGTTTCAGGCTTTCCAACACCGCATTCTGGGCATGCTACGAATTTATATCCATACTGCTCTAGTATTTCGCTCGAATAGACATAGAATCCAGCGCAGCAAAACGGGCACATAGCTGATAATCTAGACGGTAAATCGAATTCAAATTCGAAAGGTCTAGCCTGTGTTTGAGCAGCTTTGTTTGGGTGATCCGATGGAGTAGCAACCATCAGCGTGACGAGCTGGTACTGTTCTGGGTGAGTATTTGGTAGCAGCGTTATTTTGTTGTTATCGCTTGCGAGGACCATTCTTGACTTCCTTTGTTTTGAGCTTCAACAGCTTTGGCTTTTAGTTTATCGAAAGCCTCTTTAGATACCCACAATTCTACATACCTATCATCCACGACATTAACCGATGGTTTCATATTGATGTCGACTGACACAGACGACACGCAGATATAGTAACATATAAAAGTTCCATTCATACGGACGCCAGTAAGATCGCAAGTTATACCCTGAGGGCATTTCTTATTATCGATTATCCTGGATGGCTTGTAGCATTTGATAACGATTGCCTTCATCTCATCCATACATCGCTGGCAAATGTCGAAAGAATGAGACGGATCAGTTGTTTTTGATAGTACTATTGAGTTGTTCGTGACAACGGCCTCTTTAGCGTCGAACGAGAAGTAATCGAACTTCCCAATGACATTAAGACCACATCTATCACAAATAACTCCATGTTTATCCTTGGTCAGCATGATGCGTCCTGTAATTATTGTTAGTATTATTTACCTATGGATCTTCAAGAATTTGATTGGCAAGGCGGGCCGAACTATCCGTTTGTGCCGCGAGAAATAATTTCTAGCTGGGACGTAGCAGCCATGGGATTACAAGAGACACCGTTTGATCGTAAGCTGCGAATGCTGAAGCAGTTGAGTAATACATGCCATGCTTGTACTATGTGTGAACTTGGGCGCAAAGAGCCAGAAAGAAATGGCACTGTGAGAGATCCACATGTACTCAGCAATATGAACCCGACGTCAACGAGGGTGGTTGTAGTCGGACAAAACCCTGGATGGGAAGAAATAACCAAAGGAACGCCATTTATAGGGCAATCGGGAAATAATTTCGATAAGGAATTGGCTAAACACGGCATCGACAGGAGCCAATTCTATATCACCAACGGTGTTAAATGCTTTACGGCAGATAACGCAAAGCCAAATTATCAGCACGTTAGTAGATGCAGACCGTTCTTGATGATAGAATTGACATTAATCAATCCATTATTGGTTGTTACATTGGGCGGTTCGGCATTCGACATATTATGTCCTGGCGTTGGATACCAACAATCATTGGGCAAAATAACCAAGAGTGAAGAATTTGGTGTGAAGGTGTTCGCTATTTATCATCCGTCGCCGTTGAATTTAGCAGACAGAGGTAGGCGTGCGGATTTTGAACGTCAAATAGCTATACTTGCAAAACTTGTCAAGCATCTTTCCGCTCCTGAGTAGTATTAGCTTTGAACCCTTTACATCTGCCCTCCTCGCTAATTTCACATAACGACGGAACGGTGCAAATTCCAGAGAAATTATAGACGCAAGACATAGCCTTACATTCTATATCTTGCCAATCACGCGACACAGGATAACCATCATGATGTGGCAGTAGAGATTCCATCATCGGCAGTCTCCAAATTATATGGGGCTAAGCGATATACTGGTTTGCCAGCGCGTGTGGTTCTACGTAGAATGTAATCATTGCCTTTCTGTCGTAATAATCCTTTCATTCGCATCATAAGTGATGAAGGATTGGTAACGGCTGGACTAGAGGCTTCGAGCAGCTTGCTAATTTCTACCGGTTCGCCAGTTGCAACTGCTTCGAGTAGTAGATTGTAAGCTGCTTCAGTAGCCAAAGTCTCTGGGTCGGTCCTGATTGGACCTCTAACTTTATCATTTGCAGCAGCTTTGATATTCTCGATCGTTTCCTCGCTTAATTGTCGAACATCTTCGGCAATGATTTTTTCAATTGGATCACCTAGGTCGACAGATATAACATTAATTTTTGCCATAATAATTTTCCGTTCTGTTGCGTATTTAAATCATAGGGACTTAAATACGAGTGCGGCCTGTGTGGTGACTACAGAGAGACGAACAAATGGCGATTGCAGAGAATAATAGTTGTATAGTATGTGGGTCTGACAAGGATCTTGATACGGAGTTGGTTATAACTGTCGACGATCAAAAAGTTACTGTTAAGGTTTGTGCCGAACACGCAGATGATATAACTCCGAAAGCAGCTAAAGCCGCATATTTGAAATGGAAGTCAACTCGCGATACTCAGATGCAAGAGTTTTTGGCACAGGCAGCTAAACTCGGCATGACTGTGGTTCCACAGGGTTCGTTAATCATAGCCAAGACCGAAACACCAACAGCAAAACCGGCACCGAAACAGACTATAGCTGAGTCTCAAGTCTCAGCCGAATTGCAAGGTTCAAGAGAGGATGGTATATTACCATCGTCTGTTGTCGATAATGTCATGCAACATCGTGTTTCTGGTATGTCCGGGTCTATTGGCGGTAAAAATGTCGAAAGGCACGATGCATATGACCCGAACCAGCTTAGTGATCAACTACCAGAAGGTGCTAGAGATGGTCTTGTGAAGATGGAATTAGCTGAGGGCAGGCATGGTACGCCTTTGGCGATTCCAGCGATAAGACAGGACGGGCTCGGAACGACGCGAGTCAGAATCGCTAAGACGATGACCGACGCAGATCTACAACGCAGATTCAAACAACAGGCGTCTGCGGATCACTCCTTCGTGGAGGGCTATGACCTACATCGTTGCCCATTATGTAAGGGCGATGGTCAGATAGCAAAGAGCCAAACGGAAGTAATCCCGTGCCCGAAATGCAACGGCTCTGGGCTTCTTTAGATGCCGGGAGGTGTGAGACTGAATTGCCTCGTCGAGACACCCAAGAATTTGCGGTGTCTTGGCTTTCGCGGAACACCCGATGGCTGAGATGTAAAACCAGCAACTCTTGAGCCAAAGTCTTCTCCATTCTCTGGCTTGACGTCTTTGGAGCTTAAACCCAATAGAGATTTGCGGCCATAAGAAGCACCAGAGGCGTGCTGCAGAGCCCTCATAAAATCGCCTTCATTGAGTAGTACTAATTTCATTCTGCACTACCTGGCGTTTGTCCTGGTTTGCTGACGGCGATAATACCTTCCATATCTGGATGATATCCGGCATCTTGTTCGCGCCACCCGTCACCTTCGCTGACCTCTTCCTTGATAGTATTGAGAATACCAATAGCTTTTTCTTGTTCGACGCCACAGATGCCTTGAGATTGCATCTCTTGCATCATAGCTTTCTCGAACAATGGGTCGGTGATATACTTGTAATTATGAACTTTACGGAAGGCTCTGCAGACACCTTCATGGCAGACCAGATCCACCGATTTTAGCTCGAACAAGTCATTGACCTGTTCGTGCAAATATTGCAACGACTTGGCATCGGCATCAGCCAGATCTTTTGGCGGGTCTGGTATGCCTAGCTGCACCTTGTGCTGTAGATATGTCTGGATGGCTTCGGTTAGTAGTCTTTCGTTGCTGTTCATAAAACGTCTCCTGTATAAATCTTTGCTTGGACGACAGATGGATAGTTCCCATTACTTACCAGAGGAACCCAAGCCAATAATTCAACAACTTGATCAAGTTGAATTATTGACTATTAAGCGAGTTAAGTACTTATCTACTAGGCCGGGATATTCTCCTAGCCCGCATGGTAGGTGGAGTGTTGTAGGAATTATTGATGGCGATGCTCTATTAGCCAAAGATGATACTCTCATACGTATTCCATTAGGTGACATCCGAAAGGCTTGCACACACGACCGCCAACAAGTTATTGATTGTTTGGCGGACATTTGTTACAAAGGTAGAAAAAACGATGGCAAAAAAGAAACCGTCAGTTAAGTCGGAAGCCCAGCTTGAAGCAGAGCAGTCGGGACAGCTAATCGACTTCGACGATATGATCGCCGATCTTGAAAAGAAATTCGGCGATTCGATACAATGGGGCGGTGCGGCGTCTATCAAACCAACTAAGTCGACATCTACTGGTCTAGCTAACCTCGATATTGCTCTTGGCTGTCGTGGCGTTCCTGATGGTAGGATTATAGAAATATATGGCACAGAATCGAGCGGCAAGACAACATTAGCCTTGCAGATTGTGGCGAGCTTTCAGCAGCAAGGTAAGCTTACGGCATATGTCGATGCTGAACACGCGCTTGATTATGATTGGGCTACGCACATCGGTGTCGATGTGAAGAAATGGCTGTTGTCTCAGCCGGATAGTGGCGAGCAGGCACTTGATATTGTCCAAGCGTTGGCTACTTCTGGTATCGTTAAATTGGTTGTCGTCGATTCCGTAGCAGCACTCGTGCCGCAAGAGGAATTGGATGGCGACATCAGAGACAAGCAAATTGGTGCACAAGCTAGGCTTATGTCTAAGGGTATGCGAAAATTGGCTGGTATCTGCTTGAAGAGTGGTACAACTGTGATCTTCATTAATCAACTGCGCGACAAGATCGGGCAAGTTGGCCCAAGTTATATGCATCCAGAGGTTACTCCTGGAGGTAGGGCATTGAAGTTCTATTCATCGATGCGTTTGGAGGTCCGTAGAGCCGAGACATTACGATCTGCGAATCTGCCGTATGGTATGACCACAAAGGTAAAGGTTGCTAAGAACAAAGTAGCACCGCCATTCAGATCTGCTTCACTTGAAATTCATTTCGGTGCGAAGAGCGGTATTTATGGTTTCAATAAAGCACATGCACTTATTAGCGGTGCTGTCGAAACATCAGTTATCACTCTCAGAGGTTCTAATTATTACTTTGGTGATCGTAAGATTGCTATCGGTAAGGAGAAGCTCGCTGAAACATTAGGGTCCGATCAAGAGTTGTTCAAAGCCATTTATGATGAGACATATCGCCTCATGGAAGCTGGCCAGATTACTGGTCCTATTGAAGATGATGACACCAAAGATACGGAGGCGGAAGAATCGAATTTTGACGAGGAAGAATAATGGCAAGAGCACCGATATATAACATTGGGCAGACAGTATACCTAGCAGAATCAGCTGCTCTTGGTTTTCTAGAAGCTTACATTATTAAAGAGATTGCATATCAGCCCAGCGGTAAGATTGTTTATACGCTGGCTACGTCGCTGAAGCAACCGTCAGCAGTTCAAACTATTGGCGACAGAGTAACTGGTCAGCGCGCCTTACCAATCAAGTTCTATGAAGAAGACCTGATCGGATACGAGCAGGCACTTGATGCCTGTATCGCGAACTTGCAAAATCAACTGACTGCTTTGCAGCGTTTGCGACAAGGGCTTACTTAATCGCAAATATATCGCATGAGATATTTCGAACGCATTCTATCAGAAGTACTAGGCAAGGATGTCGTAGCAAAGAATGACGTTCCGACCAAGAAGAATGGCCTGCAGGGCCAAGCATTATATAATGCAATGAAGCGCCGATTTAATGAAATTGGCGATCAAAAAGAAGATGGCGCAGACGAACAAGAAATGGACCGGCGATGGAGAGCATTTGATGCTCTTGCTACGGAAGATAACAAAGAAGAATTTATGGCGTTCGAGAAAAGAATAGCCATCGACAATCAACACAATAAAAAGTTCGTCAAAGCGCTAGAGCATAGAGCACATCAAGGCGACAATTTAATAATTTGGATGTTACGCCTTCTGATTAGCAAAACCACCTAGTCGCGACTGGCTGGCTCGATAGCATCCCAAATCGCCTTGATGATTTCTTCACCGACCGATAGTTCTGGTCGGCAATAGCGCGAATACCGCCATGCCGTGATTCTTGTCCATGACTCTCTTGTGGTCATAGCATGCATTACTCGCCACCAAATCCGTTGGATTGGTGTCCGCTCGGTTTTCTTTTCCTCTACCACTTCGGTTACGATTATCTTGGGCATAGTTAGGTCCTTGCTATCTTATTATAGCACGAGAGATACCACTATTTAATTGCTGCATATGTTGGTTAAAAACCAGTGCTTTTTTAATCAAATATAGTTGATGCTAATCCACAAAGCAATTAAACTAAGAGCATATCCGACCGACACACAATTAGAACTGCTGAATAAGCATTTTGGATGTGTTAGATTCATCTATAATTATTTCCTCGCATATAAAACCGAGCAATATAAGAAGACCGGTAAATCCGCTAGCTTTATTCAGATGAGTAGGGAGCTAACCAGATTAAAAAGTTCTAGTGAATATGCTTGGCTTTGTGAAGTGAGCCGACAATCATTAACACGTTCATTGGCTGGTCTAGATATAGCCTTTAATAATTTCTTTAAAAAACGCGCCGAATACCCAAAGTTTAAATCTAAACATCATAATAGACAGTCTTTCACAGTCGGTGCTCCGCCGTGTAGTGTAAAATCGAACGGCGTCCATTTACCTCTAGTCGGTGTCATAAAATGTGATACTTCTATTTTACCGGACAATTACAAGATTTATTCGGCTACTGTTTCAAGAAGCCCGGCCAATAAAATATTTGTATCGCTCGCTATCGAAATAGATATACCCAATCCAATTGTTGATACTTCTAAGCCTATTATCGGATTAGATTTCGGAATAAAGACATTTATAACTACTTCGAGTGGCGTTAAATACGAGCATCCGAAGCCTAATAAGAAATATCAGTTAAAACTAGCTAAAGAACAGCGGATATTAGCGAGGAGACAAAATAACAGCAAAAGGAGGCAAAAGCAGAGACTGAAGACAGCGAGGGTCTACGAGAAGATAGCAAACATCCGCAGCGACTTTCTACATAAGTTGAGCAGGAAGCTTACCGGCGAAAACCAAGCTATTTATGTAGAAGACCTTAATTTAGATGAGATGAAGTTGAGATTCGGTGGACCTATTAGCGACCTAGGATGGGCAGAATTCGTAAGACAACTAACATATAAGGGAATATGGTATGGTTGTAGTGTGAAAAAGATCGATAGATTCTTTCCATCTAGTAAAACTTGCTCGAAATGTGGATGGATCAAACAGGATCTATTTCTCAAAGACAGAATATGGGAATGCCCAGTGTGTTTCACGGAGCATGACAGAGACATAAACGCAGCTATCAATGTATTAGAGTACGGTCGGGCTGACCGGAATTTACGCACAGGGAGAGAAGATCAGCTTCTCGGCGAACTGTGTAATTCGTAAGAATGAGCCACTGCAATACAGACATCATGCGTTTGCGACAAGGACTAACCTAATGATTGAGGCTCTTCAATCAGAGCAAGACTCTAGCACTGTCGATACGCCATTTGGCCCGAATATGGAATCGGGTATCGTGTCGCTCTTCTTAGACTTCCCAGAGTTATTTGTGCCGACATCCAAATTCATCACGATAGATTTGTTTACGCGTCCAGAAGTGAAGTATGTTGTCGGATTCTTGAAGCAAGACTTCGAAAAGTTTGGGCTGCTACCGACACGAGCACTATTGCATGATAGAATTGCTAAACTGCTCACTGCCGATGACCCACATCAAGAGATATTAGGCGTTGTTGACAGAACATCAGATCCGCGAGAAACGCCATTTCTGCGGCAGTCGCTACGTGACTGGCTAGAGCACAAATCATATGAGCAGCTTTATTCCGATGAAGCAATAGCTGCACACCAACGCGGAGATCATGAGTTTCTGCGGAAAATAGTTGATTCGGCGTCGAGCATCAGTATGGTTGGCGACCAAGGATTTTGGTTCTTCGATCAAGTCGATGAGATATTTGTCGATACAGCGATAGAACATATCAGCACTGGATTTCCAGGATTAGATGCCAATTTGAATGAGGGTGGCCCGTCTCCTGGAGAAGTGCTTATCATATTGGCCCCGACCGGCGTTGGTAAGACGTTGACTTTAATCAACATGGCGCATGCTGCAATGCTAGCTGGTAATAATGTCTTATTTGTGACTTTCGAGTTATCGACATACAAAACAGCCATACGCCTTGCAAGCTGCATGGCTAAGACGGAAATCAGCGCTTTTACTCGCGCGAATATTGACACTTTGCCGCAAGAGCAGCAGCAGAGCATACGGGATAACCAAACGCTTGTGCGTAATAGGATTCAAGGTAAGAGAGGAAAATTCGGTGAGTTGGTTATATATGAACGGCCACCAGATGAGTGCAGCGTAAATGATATCTATGGCATCATCGAAACTAATCGCAAGACCAAGGGCTGGGTGCCAAAGGTTGTGATACTCGACTATCTTGAGTTGATGAATAGCCGCCATAATCATAATAATGATGAAGGCGACTACACAAGACAAAAGAGCGTGGCGACAGAGATGCGTGGTCTAGCTAAGAACGAAAAAGTTTTAGTCTATTCCGCTACGCAGACAAATCGCAGTGGTGTCAAGAATGGCCAGGGTAAGGATGCCAAACCTGCTGAGAATGTACATATTGATTTGGATAAAGCTGCTGAGAGTTTCGGCAAGGCGATGCCAGTCGACTATGTTGTTAGCTTGAATCAGACTGAGGACGAATACAGGATGGAGCCAGCAATAGTTAGGCTATGGATAGCTAAAAACCGCAATGGTCCAAAGTTTGTTCCTGTCACTACTAACGTATTTTATAAGAGAATGGAAATCGTAGAAGTTCACTAACCAAAGAAACAATCATGTCAGAAGACGTTTTATTAGCCCGGTCGCTCACTTCCGTGGTCGAAATGGTCCAGCCGAAAAAGGACAAGTATCAGATCACTCCAATTCTGGTCGGAAACGATTTCGTGGCGATCGCACCTATCGCGACCAAGAAGGAAAGCAGTATTATTGTGCCAGATGAAGAACCGACCATCGGAATCATCATTGGCATGGGTCCGCTTGTCCCAGCAGATATGCGCACTGCGTTTGTCGTCGGCAACGTTGTCAGATTCAATCCGAAACAGTTCATCTGCAATTTGGATGGATTATATCCTGCCTACGGTAAGGCGCGGATCGTACTGACCCGTTACATCAATATTTTGGCGGCTGTGCCCGGCGAGTCTGTGTACGTGGTCGGGCTCGATAAGGCAAAAGAATAGGGGCAATAATGCCGCGATATAACTATATATGTAGTGATTGTGTTGCTGCTCGTGAGAAGGAAGTGGGCAGGTCGCTCACTGATGATGAGCAGTCCGAGATCGTATTCGAGGTATCGCACAGCATCGTATTTCCGCCGAAGAAAGAGTTGCAAAAGCTGACTAAATGCCCGTTGTGCGAAAGCCACAATACGCACATCACTCTATTAGGAACGGATCAGAGTATTCGAATTCGCGGCGGCGATTGGCGTGAGTTCAGAAAGAAAAATGCCCGTGCTCTGCAGCGTGATATGGCGTTACATCAGTTGCAAAATGATGATCCATATGGATATATGAGAACGCCAGATGATAAGGCTGAACTTGTCGACAAGCTTCGCACTGGTGGTAGAAGACAGACCGATAAGAAGCACTTCTTAACATAACAATGGCTCGAACTGATGATACTATCAGCTATTTCTGTGCATTGTTCGACAGAAAGATGCTACCGTTAGCTGCTGGGATACAGACGCCCAGCAACACCAGCATCATTCCTCTATACCATTCTGGTGTCGGCAGGTCCATTTACGATATTGAAAAGTCGATAAAGAAACTATATCGATGGATGGAGCTGTCGCTATTACAAGATAGGGTTCTAGTTGTCAACGACTTTAAATCGGTGTTGCGTGGGTTCAAATTCGAGCTGCCGAGAGAGCAGTTGAATGTATACGATGCCTTTATACCGATGCCGAAGATACAGGGCACATTTGAAGAGACATCATGTATTATCAACAATATCTTGTCGGAGATGAAACACAGCCGTTTGCGGCTTTGGCAAAAAGTCGCTGGTAATGCCGCCATTGTCTATGAAAGCCTAGAACGCCAAGGTATTCTAGTGGGTGGCATTCGCAAATTTCCGCAGTGGACGTATCGAACGGTAAGTGGTAGAAGTAAAAACACCGGCTTCAACTTGCAAGGAACGTCTGCTAATGATAGTATCTCAGATCCATATGGTAGCGACTCCGATTATTTTGTGAATTTCGATTGGAGAGCAGCAGATATACGAATAGCTGCAATACTGAGCGGTGACACACATCTTGATGAAATGTCGGCTGGAGCAGATCCATACCAGCAGTTATCAGAGATGCTGCAAATACCACGTAAAGAATGTAAGATTATGCTGCTACGTGCTATTAATTCCATCGACATAGATAACCCGTTATTTCAGATGTTTCCGGATCTTCGCACATGGATGATTGCCCAGAAACAGAAACTAGACGATAGGCAACCTATTGCTAGTATCTTAGGCAGAGAATTCTATAATGCCGAGAAACCACGTTCTGCTTTCAACGCAACTATGCAGGGCTCGATAGCCCAAGCAATGCAAATCACAATTAGAAGAGTATGGGAATCGTATTACAGGCTCTTAGCCGAGACACATGATTCTATAACCGTAGCATGCAGTAAGAATAATCTGAGGCCGACGATACGTGAGATATCTAACATAATGTGCAGGCCATTCTTTGGAGTGTTAGATAGCAATCCAGTATTCCCGGTCCGTGTGAATGTAGGGACGAAATGGTGTCAATGGGAGCCTAAGATGCTGTGCTTGGATGTGGATAAGTTTTGCCCCTGTTGATGTATTTGAGGCGAGTTATGGATGAACTTGAGCAAGACCTGCCGATAGAGCCGGAATCCGATCAACCGGACCAGCTACCAAAGTGGTTCCAAGAGCATGTACCACTGGATCTAGCTACCAGTAATTTGTTCAAGTTCAAGGTCAGGCTGCAGAATGGTACAGTCTGCGAAGTAAATCTTACCCAAGATATTGATATCAACTTTGAGATATTAGAAGACCAGCACGAACGCATCCCTGCCCAGTATATTTATTGGGCGGCTATTTATAGTGAATTGCGGGGCGCTGTTGCACAGTTAGAACTCAAAATCAAATCACGACGCCACGCCTTGGTGCGTAGAACCCTAGAAGAGTTCAAGGTCAAAGGCACGAAGCTGACTGACAAGCAACTGAATGCGTTGGTTGATGGCGAAACTGGCTTAATTAAAAGCGAGGCTGAGCTTACCATCATACAGAGAAATTGTGGGAAAGTATATCACATGGTGGAAGCCATTAGGCTGCGGTCAGAGCACAGCAGGTCGCTGGCCGGTTTCAAACGACAAGAAAAAGAACAATCTGGCAGACAAACCTAATCATTGTCAGGTGACTACAGAAACCTAGGAGATTCACATGAGCAGTTACGATATTGAAGCAATCAGGGCTCAAGTCAGAGCCAAGATGAAGAAGAGCAGAGACCCAACCGAATTTCGTGCACCGAAAGTCGATGAGGGTAAGACAGTCAAGTATAAATTTTACATCTTACCGCCGCTGCAAGAAGGTGATGCTTGCTGCGAAGGCAAATCCATTTGCGAAAGATCGATGGACCTGTTTGCTATTTCGAACGGTGCCCATTACATCGACAACAAGCGAATCGGTTGCCCACGGATCATCAATGAAGAAGACTGCCCGATCTGCGAATATGCATTTGATCTGCTTGCCGAGATCGACGGCACGACTGTCGAGGGCAAGAAGAGGCGCAGCGAGATTGGCAAGGCTCTGCTCCCAGGCCAATACCACCTTGTGAATCTCTACTTTCCGAAGACTGACATCAATCCGGAAGAGGTCAGAGACAAGGTTTTCTGGTTCAATGCCCCGAAGACTATCGTCGACATTTGGCTGGAATGCCTCTATCGCGATGACGATGGCGGCGATCCGGACGACAAGTTAGCATTTGGCGTCTTCTTCGACGAGTTCAACGCCAACTTGTTCCAGCTGGAAGTCGTCAAAGACGGCCAGATGAACAGCTACAAGAAGTCGAAGTTTGTCGGTGCAAAGCGACCGATCATCGTCGACAAAACCGGCAAGAAGATCGATTCGCGGATTGCTGAGATTCTTGCCAAGAGACACAATCTCTGGGAGAAAATGCCGGAAGTGAATCCTGAAGAATGTGCTCGTGTTGCCGCTGCTCTCAGTGGTCGTGCCGCTGCAAAGGCTGCGCCTTCTGGTGGATTCGACCACGACGAAGACGCCACTGCGTCAGAAGAAGCACAAGAGTCGGCCCCAGTTACGAAGCCTGTTGTCAAGCCCGCTGTCAAGCCCGCTGCCGCCGCCAAACCGGCTATCCCCGCTGCTGCTGCCAAACCGGCTGCCGCCACTGCGAAGCCTGCCGCTGCCAAGCTCGCTGCTGCTGCCAAACCGGCTGCTGTCAAGTCCGCCATCAAGCCCGCCACTAAACCGGCTCCAAAGGAAGAAGTGGTTGAAGAGGCGGTCGAGGAAGCAATTGAAGAAGAAGCGGTCGAAGAAGCGGCTGAGGATCTGTCTGGCGAAATACCAGCAGAAGAGGAAACGGTTGAAGAAACCGCTGAAGAGGCCGCTGAAGAAGTTGCCGAGGCAGGTGATGATGTTGATGGTGAAGTTGACCGCCTGCTTGATGAATTGAATAGCTAGGCCGACTAGGGCGGAACGTGCACAGGGCGGGTGAATCACCCGCCCTGTGTCTTATCACGACATGAGGATTATGATGGATGAAACGAGCGAACCAACTCAGAAATGCACACTATTGGTCGATGCTAGGAATCTGATGTATCGTGCTATTTTCGCTGGCAGAAAACCACAAGCCAAGTTTCAACATCAGCATCCATTCACAATAATGTTGCGTTTCATGGTCGGCTGGATCGACCGCTTCAAGCCGCAGAGCGTGAATATTTTCTGGGACGCCAAAAGATCGACATTATGGCGGATGAAGATTTTTGAGGGCTATAAGGATAAGCCAGATAAGTATACTATAGACATCAAGGATGAATTAATTAGTACGCAACTTGCTGCGAAAGCTATGTTTGGCCACATGGGGTGTAGGCAATTCAGCAAAGCCAATATGGAAGCTGATGATTTAATCTATGCTGCCTGCAAGGTTTTGGCACCAACCCCAACAATTATCTGCTCTGCTGACAGCGACTATAATCAGATAGTATTTCGTATGTCGCACGTTCGCTGTTTTGATCCAATGAAGGAATGTTTCATCCAACAAGTCAACTACGATCCAGTTGTCCAAAAAGCACTTTGTGGTGATACGTCTGATAGGATTAATGGTTATGTAGGAATTGGCCCAGTCAAGAGCACGGCGATGGCCAAATCGAGCAAAGACAGAGCAGCATTCCTAGCAGAAGCAGGGATACAATTATTCGTCAGAAATATGCTGCTCATAGATTTGTCATTATGTCCTGACTTGTTGAAGAATCAATTATATGTTCAACGTGTGCTCGACACAGAACCTACTTTCAGTAAGAGTGAATTATTCGATCTGGCTCGTAAATACAAAGTCGGTGGCTTTGTCACTGAATATAATGGATTGGCTGCTAGGTTTAAGCAGCTTGTCGCTCAGCCAGAGGTAAGTGATGGCCAGAACAGCAAGCCAGGTGGGAAAGTCTAACGTCTCTACAGCTAAAAACCACGAACGTAGAGTAGCTAAGTTATTATCTGAATGGTCTGGGAGAGAATTTCGAAGGCGTAGGGTTGAAGGCAGAGAATCTGATACAGTACTGCGTGATCTGACCGGCGACGTGGTTCCGGCTGACGCAAAGAATAGGTGCCGATTCAACCTAGAAGCTAAAAAGGGTAAGGGATTTAGCTTCAATTCTATCTTAAGCGGCTTCACAACTTGCAAATTCTCTGAATGGTATCACCAATCAACCTTTGACGCCATTCTGGTGTCTAAGGCTCTCCAGATGCCAATAATGCCAATGGTATTCTTCAAGCCGCACCCCAACTTCGACTGGGTTGCTTTCAGTGTCGGGGCCTTAGACTTCTTAAGGCCGAAAGATTCGAACGAAAAACAAGAACGTTTATGGTTTCCGCATTTATTCTTCGACCATTACGGGTATTGCGGAGAGATCTCATTCAACATTAGCCACACCAAAAATAGGAAGAATGTGGTGATTGTTCCATTGCAATTGTCGCCGTGTTTGATTTGCACATGGAATGATTTTGCCGCAAACGTCAATCCAGACTCATTCTTCTTTGGTGAATCATGGCATGTGGTGGATGTGGCAACCGAAAGCCGGTTAGAGTTGCAAGGACAAGCAAGCCTGCAATCATAAAATTACCAACTGATACCCCGAGGTCAACACCACAAATACATCAACAAGCACACGTTCAACGCATCGGCGTCAGAAAGGCAAGGCAATAATGGGATGTGGTGCATGTGGTGGTGGATCTGCAGCAAGGGTGATGCAAAAGAGAGCGGTCGGAACACAACCAAGAGCAAAACCAGCTCCTGCGCCAATTTCGACTCCAAGAATGCGTCCAGCGTCGACTACGCGGATCGTAGTTGCAACACCGAGTCAATCGATTAAAGTCAAGCAGCAATTGAGAGATTTGAAGACATGCCCGTTATGTGGATCGACTTTATCGCCAATATTATCGGGTAGTGGCGTTCGCAATCGTAAGCGATGCTCACGTTGTAATCGAACATTCATATGACAGAATCTGCTAGGAAATTATATGACAAAAGAAAAGCATCTAGACTATGCATTGCTTGCGGTAAGAACAAAGCCAGAAAAGGTAAGGTTAAATGTAAAGGCTGTGCAGAACAACATCAATCTGCTAGATTAGTCAGATGTCGTCAAGCCAAGCAAGCTGGTCTTTGCACTAAATGTCATAAAGCTAAAGCTGTAGGTGGTGGATCTAGATGCGAGAAATGTCGTTCCCAATTATGCGATATTATTAAACGACGTAGCAGGAGATCAAAAGAAAAAGGCATCTGCACTAATTGTAACAGCAATAAAGCAATGCTTGGTAGAACAAAATGTGAGAAATGTGCAGTCTACCATATGGCTTGGCTTGCTGGTACGACCTATGAAATTGTTATGGAAATTTGGAACAAACAGAAAGGAATCTGTGTATATACTGGAGCCCAACTTATTCTTGGACGTGGTGCTAGCATAGACCATAAGACTCCAAAGAGTAGGGGTGGTAGCGATGAAGCTTCTAATCTGCAATGGATAAGTGACGCAGCAAATAGAGCAAAATTGACAATGACTGACCAGGAGTATCGCGATTTTATCAAGTTGAATTACTTACATCAACGCAGAACTGACGCTGTATTATAAATTGAGAGGGACAAAATGAGCGATATCTTCTCAATAATTGGTTCTTGGTTGGTATGTGCTATCGCTGCTGAACGTGCAGCCGAAGCAATAACGGTTTCTGTTGTTTTTGCTCCTCTACGCCAAATGCTAGCAAAACTCGCTTTAATACAGCTCTATCATAAGACAAACCCTGATGATACCTGGATGTCTAGCGAGAATACGGTTTATAGGGGATGGATATTTAGCTTGATTAAAATGGTCGGGAGATGGTCTTCCGACCTTGTTTCCTGTGGTTGGTGCACTAGCTTCTGGACATCGGCATTCTTCTCAATTTTCTTGCCAGGTGGGTATATAGTGTGCGATGCTGGTGATAACATCGTCGTGAAAGCGATAGCACTTTGGGGACTCGCAAACCTTTACCACGCAATCTTTAGATTAATACACAATGGCCGTGTCGCTGCTGTTGACGTGAATCTTCGTTTGATCGGTCCTGAGATAGATAATTCTGGAGGTACTAATGGAGAATTTGGAGAGGGAGCTAGCCAGGAGGACTCAATCGGAGTTGAACCGCCAGAGGTTTGAACCACCGGTTATCCGAACGGCCTCCGATATAAAGCGTGTTCTAGCGCAATTAGAGCCAAATTCTCGCCTTAACGTCAAGACGGATGACGTCACTCTAGCTACTAACATGATCGGTACTGATGCGAACAATCGTAGTCAGACATATCACGTATCGGCTAAGACGAAGACGAGTTCTGCACGCGATGTCTTGATTGAAGGTTTAAATGTCGTCAAGCAGCGTGAGGAAACTGCGCAAGCGATTCGCGACAGAAGAGCGGTGGTGGCCGTTAATGGGAAAGAGATGAAGTCGCCACCAGTTATCGCTGAGAATAGTTTCTCGTCGGTAGACCCAGTAATAAGCAGAACTCTTGGCGGATATCGTAGCGGCTATTTCATCCAGTGGGATCTGATTGATGGTTTCACTTACCGTTATGACATTTACAATCATCGGCTGACTAGGTTTAAGACTGAAGCAAAATGAGAGAAGTAGAATTACCACCATTAGCAACCTTCAGAGCGTTATCGACGTGGACGCCACGCTATGGTGATTTCGTCATCTGGGCTGGATGGTTCAGGGTTTGGTTTGGTATCGTCAACAATTACGACTCAAAGAACGGCAAAATATCGATATTGTTTGAGGGTACGCCGCGCCTTCTATTCACGATGACGGAGAGCGAGATGCAAAAGAGTGCTTTTGTGTTCGATCTCGATGATATCAGAAACAATAAGCGAGGACGCTGGTATATTCAGCAAACAGTCGATGGTAGTACAATCTGGTATATCTAGAATTATTCCGGCGATGCTACCGCACCCGGAGCCGTTGTTGGATACGAGTTTTGTATCCGGCATGTTGTGCTATGTCGTCAAGTATTATCAGAATGTCGGTATTAGTTGTCTGATATCGCGTAGTGAAGGCGATGTTGCGGTGTTGATGGGTGACTGGAATGGGCAGACCATTGATCTGTCTAACACTAAGGATTCGTTATCGCTTGTTGCTATTGATTTCCTGCAGCATCAGGCAAAGCGTCTCATAGCGATATCGCACGCTGCTTGTGTCAAACAAGCCATTTATTACTTTGCTCTAGATACCGGCATACCCGTACTGGTCGATATTAGGTTGAGTTTGAACAAGTTTCTTGGACCCGGCATGGTCAGAGATGTGTTCGGTAAAACCTTCGACACACAGCAGGTATTGAAAATTGATGTTATGTCAGAGCAATTATTAGAACAGATAAAGAATGGAGCAGGAAGCTTCAGTAGCGGCGTCATCATTAAGCCGAGTAGAGCACGATTCATGGAAGTTAAGGGACAGCCTGTACCTCTTTACGTGGGAATACCATGCTTATCATAACTTGCGGGATGCCGGGTTCAGGTAAGTCAAAGACTATAGACATCTTAGCTAAGCATAAGAGCTATAAATGGCATATTATAAGGCCATCTGATTGGGTACCAGAGAATTTATCGGCGCTCGATGAGCAAACTCAACGAGAATACAACATCGGCTGTTGGTCATTAGCTCTAGAAAAATGTAAAGAAGCCATTGAACAGGTACCACCGAAAGAGATCATCGTGCTAGATGCGTGCAACTCGAAAATCACAACGCTTTTGACGCTGATTACGGACGCGAAAACAGCATTGCATAGAGTTGTCTTATTGTTTGTGCAGGCTAATGCTGATTTATGCTTGACAAGAAATGCGAAGCTGAATGAGCCATTGCTTCGCGATTATGTCGAGAGGCTTAAAACATCTCTGCCTAGATATAAGAAGTGTTGTGATATGGTTTTTGTGGTTCGCAACAATGGCAATTTCGAACAACTTGAAACTGAATTATATGACATTTGGAAAACACTGTGCCAGAGTATCTAAATCCGCACCCACACGACTTATACTTGGCTGGGCCTGATGGCAACGCTATCCATATACGCAAAGGACGTCGTGTAAGACTACCGGAGTTCTTTGATCGTTATGTCAGTAAGGATGGTGGTGTCAAGGGTTATTTGATCAATGTCGATAAACTACCGGTAATGCCGGTAAAGAAAGAACTTAATATATCTCGACCGCAAACTAGACCAATACAACTAAATAGGGTAGTATCGAGAGATGTTAAGCGTCCAATAGTTGGCTGTATGCGGAGAAACATCGACTCTCCTTGTTCTAAAGCTTTCACAAACAGCGCTTATGCAATTAGCAACGGCATCGGTATCGGTATCCTGACTTATAATCGTCCATCGTCATTGCGGCGGCTGATTAATTCTATCTTAAAATTCACTGATACGTGCCGCACTACAATATTTATAAGTGATGATGGTAGCACTGATATAGAGCAAATTGCTTATTTGTCAGAACTAGAATCGCGTGGTGATATTGTCGTCCTAAAGAACCAGAAGCAGCTTGGAGTTGCAGGTAATAGCAATCGTTTAATGCGTTGCCTTTCAAGATTTCCTAAGAAAATCTTGTTGAATGATGATGTTGAGATACTTAGTACAGGATGGGAAAACTTCTACTTTGCGGCGATGTATCGCACGGAGTTCCATCATTTCTGTTACCGTCAACCTGGTGTATACGGTGCAACGAAAGGTGATAGCGTCACAGTCCATGGCACAGTTTTAAGCGTTGTTGATAGCAAGCCGCATGGTGCTGTGATGGCGTTCGATCATATCGCTTTTGCGAAAGTTGGATATTTCGACGAGCAGTTCGGCCAATATGGAGTCGAACACGTCGATTGGTCTAGTAGGCTGTCCGACAGCAAGCTACAGCAGCCTGGATTTTTTGATGTAGATGGTTCAAATGCATATTTTGTAGTATATCCGGAACGCTCATCTGTCGAAAACAGGATTGAGAAGTTTAAGCACGCTAAAATCATTCTTAGTGCTATCAAAACTAGGCCGACGTACGTTAATGCAAGTGAAATGACGGTAGTGCCACGAGTTTCTTGTGTCATACCATTTCGTGAAATAAATCGCAGAGGATCAATATTAACTGTGCTCGGAAATATCAGAGCACAGCGATATCCAGATATCGAAATCGTTATGACTGAAGAAGATTCAGCACCGAAGATGAAGGATATAGACTGTGCTCCAGCCAGATATGTTTTTACTACAGGACTGCCTGGTGCTGCATTCAACAAGAGTAGGGCTTGGAATTTTGGTGTTGAGGCGTGTACATCAGACTTATTGGTTCTACATGATGCTGATACTATAGCGCCGAGCAATTATTTTCAGGCGGTAGTTCGAGAGTTAGCTGAAGCAGAATCTTGCCATCTTTGTAGGCAGATTTTCTATCTCGGCTCTCAAGCTACTCACGCCATCAACACGACAGGAATTGTAGATTGCCCTAGATATGATTATATGGTCGATTACTTTGAGGGCGGATCGATCGCGTGTCGCCGCAAAGCGTATTGGAAGATTGGCGGTTTCGTAGAAGAATTTGTTGGATACGGCGTTGAGGACTGCGATTTCTATTTTAGACTATCAAAAGCGACTATATGGAAAGAGAACCGACATATTGATCTATTACACCTACATCACGATAGAGTCGATAAATGGACGATGTTTCATAATAGAAATAAAGAATTAGGCGTGAGACTGGGGGCACTGTCGTTAAATGACAGGATAACAAGACAACGACAACTATTAATACAAAGTGGTAGAGGTCGCTGTCTAGAATAGAGGTAAATCATGCGTGTTCTATTTTGTAATAGACCTGATGGTGCCTTCGGATTCATAACCGATGGCATGGTTAATGCGTTAAATGATATCGGCATAATAACAGCTAGATGGGACGGAAAACGTGAGACTTGGGATTCATTCTCTCCAGACCTATATTGTGGTGCGTCTGGGCATAGACAACCAATACCATATAGCCCGAAGTGTAAAAAAGCTATTCATGTCAATCCATCTGGACCAATCCGCGTTGAGCCTAATATTAATGAAAAGCCCGATGCAATCGATTGGGTCGTAGCACAAGAACCAACTGTTGTATATGGTTATGGGCACGAAAGCGATCGTGAATATTGGAGCTATTGGGATCGAAAAAAACTACCGTGGGTCCCAATGGCAACTGCTGGTGATGCAACCATATTTAAGAGCACTAATGGCACTCATGACAAATGTGATATCGGCTACATCGGTGGGCGTTGGCCATATAAAGCAAAAGGGATAGATGCATATTTGCTGCCGGTCCTTCGAGATAAGACGATTTCACACATGGTGTATGGATGGGGAAATTGGCCTGCAGACTTGCCGGTAAGAAGAATAGCAGACAAAGATGTCCCGGCATTCTTGGCAAATTGCAGAATCGTGCCGTGTATTAGTGAACCGCATACGTTAGAACATGGGATCGATTTGCCAGAGCGAGCTTTTAAGGCCGCACTAAGTGGTGCTGTTATTGTGCACGACCCAGCTAAAGGTCTTGATAGATACTTACCACACGCTATAACTGCAAGCAACCCAAAAGTGTTTCATTATGAAATCCAAGGTTTATTAAAGGATTATAGCTGGCTTCCTAAAATAGCTCAACAACAACGTGATGACGTTTTGGAGGCACATACCTATCACCATAGAATGGCGACACTGATGTCTGCAATGGGTTTTAGTGATACGGCATCTGCTTTATTATCAGCGGTATCGAGGTTTAAATGATCGCGATTGATTTTTCTATGCTTAGCGACAATAGGTTGCCGCGATGTGCCTATCAACTTGCAAATTTGGCGGAAATCGCCGACCGAATGCATTTGCCGGTCAAGGTGATAGTAGCACCAGATCAATACGAGAAACATCCGATACTATGGCGCGTGAAGCATTTGTTGTCGGATAATTACGATAATGTAAGGGTATATATCGCGAAATCAGATACTTTCTTCTTCGACGATAATTGGGAAAATATTGCAAATCTACCAGCATTTAAGGTCTGCCTATGTTCATCCGATAGGCTATTCAGAGAAAAACGGATGATGTGGCAAGGTAAACGGAGTGGGATGGGTGGGCCTGTTCAAACGCGGTGCGATTTGTTTATGCCCGTTAATTGCTCACCGGAACTATTACGAGATTACGGCGATAAAACGATAGTTGTAGCTCATCGCCCATCAACACAGGTCTTTGATTTATTTGTAAGGAGACATCTTGATCTCGCCTATCTTGATGACGACATTCAGACGATCAGAGACGCTTTTAAATATGATGCCATCGGCCTCGCTGGTTTTATGGGTCGTGGTGGCTATGGCGAACGTGTTCATATTGAGGGGATGCCTAGCTGGGTAGATTTGGTCTTGAGAGCAGACGCTTCCCCAGCACAGTATTTGAAACATCTGCTTTCTTATAATGCATGCGTAGATCTGCGTGGTGCTGGAGATAAGAGTCTACGCTTTGTAGAGGCAGTGTTGTTTGGTAGGACAATTATAACGAAGCGGCAAGCGTCACCATATCAACCACCTCTTATCGACGGTCATAATGCAGTAGTCGTAGAAAAGTGGAGCGATCTCGATTCAAAAGTCGATTTAGGCTTATGGAAGACGATAGCCGAGAATGCGACTAGAGACTACTTGAGTCATTGGTCGCAATTAGCGCAGTTCAAAATGATTTTGCAAAGAGCGAACTATGGCCAACATAATCCTTGAATTTGATATCGCCGGTAAGAAAATCAGCAGGTTTAATATTCGCAATCGCCCAGATGATATGTTCTGGATGTGTGTTGGTGATGAAATCGGATTTGATCTAGCTGAGAATAATGAATATTTCTATGCAACCGTGTCTAGGAAGGTTTATCTCGTCGGAACGGACAAACCACTATATGTCGTCTGTGTGCCAGTGAATTTCCAGAGTATGGATAAACTGACAGCGACTTTAGAGCAGTTCAAGGTGCAGTTTGGTGACGATATGGCAATCGACGCTAAAGCTGCATAATCATCTCGTACTCTGGTTCATATTCTAGGATCTCGATATCGAAATCTACTGCATTCATCAATTTTCTTGGATAATCTAATTTCTTAGCACGCCATCCTTTATTATCCATCCATTCAGCATCTCGTCTTCGCAGAATAACAGTCCCGCATAACCAATTAGAGGGGAGATTTCTTTTCGCGAATTTGTGAGCGACATGCGCCGAATCGAATACTGGTACTACTATCCCAGGTTCGTTTTTGGGCCTCATCACCAAGATTGGCAGCCACTTCTCGACCGTGCATTCTGCTCTAATCTCTTGAGCAGACATATAGCCCTGCGTGCAGAAGATGCAGTACGGCACTGGTTAGCCCTATATCAGAAATTAGTTGTTCGTGCAAAATTAATGTGCGGGCAGAGAACAAATAGTCAAATACAAAACCAAATTTCTATTAGGAGTTTGACCGATGAGTGCACAACCAGCCAATACG